TGCCACTCAGGTCGAGAGAGCCGCCCACGGTCAGGTTATCCGGCAGGGATGTGATCTGGGTGCCACTCAGGCCGAGATAGCCGCCCACGGTCAGGTTATCCGGCAGGGATGTGATCTGGGTGCCACTCAGGTCGAGAGAGCCGCCCACGGTCAGGTTATCCAACCACTCAACACCTGAGTATTTTGCTCTTTGCATTAACCAAGCTATCCACGATGCGTTTGCTTCATCCAGCGCAACCATGCGAAGCACATCTGCAATCTCCCCGCCTTTTGGGAAATGCTTCTTGAACCACTGTTGACCTTCACCACATGCGTTTTTACCTTGAAGCCATTCCAGTGTGATTTTTGTTGATTCGTCGGCCATTTGTCTGTTATCCTCCTGTTATTATGTGTCTATCGCTGGACACGGTTGTGGATTAAGCGCCCCCCAAAGGCGCTTTTTCTATGCCGCAAATCTCCTTTCTTCCATTATTTCCGCCGCCCTGCTTTCCTCGTAATCCGCTTTTGCCTCTGCTGCCCACTCGAGGGGCTTGTTCCAGAGTTCCAAGTCATAGACTTTATCCGGCATAGCCTTGATAAACTCTTCTGCTGCCTCCGCAAACTTCGCCCTAATCTTTTCTTTCCAGCCTTCGCAGAGTATGATTTCGCTTTCCTCTTCTTCGGGATAACAAAACTCAGGAGGCCCGTACAGTTTGGCGGGTATGTGGTAATATGACCATTCCAGATCAAGAGGTATTTTGATGTATGGCTCAACTTCAAATATGTGTTCACGTTTTTGCATGATGAACTCCTTGCATTTCCGCTTTTTCCTGCTGTTCGCAGGATATCAAGCTGGATTGGGGTGATAATCATTGTTATAAATCTCACCAGAGATAGCCCTGACAATCAGGAGCATCCCCTTCATCTGCCTTGCCGCTAATCCACCAGTTCCAGAGGTCATCAACGGTGTCCATTCGTTCAATCCAGCGGTCAAGATTTCCCTGTTTGTTCACTCGGAGACGCGGGACTCCTTTCCATGCAGCCCAATACGCAGCAAATCCTCGCTTCCATAGCTTTTCGTGCTTCGGCCACCGTAAAAAATCCCGACGCTGTTGCTCTTTCCCACCCATCGGACAACCGATGCATCCCAAACGCTTGAAACCTTCATCGTACAAACTGCAATATTTCATGCCGTTGTCGCGGATAAACTGCCATACGTCCCGCTCAGTCCAGTACAAAATGGGGCAGAGAATCAGCCCTGTATTGCGGTTGTTCGTGATCTGTTTCCACAAGCCTTTACGCCGTGGCGACTCTTCCGCCCTCACTCCGATTGCCTTAAAAACCCCGCTACCTCCCTGCTCCTTGTAAATCTCACAACACCACCGCGCTAATCGTGTCGGTGGCCCGTTGCTTTTCTTTGCCATGTAAAGCGGCAGCGGAGTCCCTACACTGTGCCATTCCGTTTGCGGGTATTCCCGCTTAACAAACTGCACCAGCTCAGGCGGGTCTATGGTCACGTTGTTGTAATGCAGCCGGTACTTTACCCCCGCCATTTCAAATAGTTTTGCCATGACAATGCTGTCTTTCCCGCCAGAAAAGCAGACATAAAACCCATCATCCGACAGTTTCAACGCTTGCGATTCAAAAGACCGGATAAGGGCAATCGCGCTTTCAATCTTTTCCTGCAACGGGACTGCAAGCGCCATCTGATACATGCCTTCCTCGTCTATGTTTCCGTAAAGGTCTTTCATTGTCCCGCCTCGCTCCGTGGCACGTCCGGTTGTCTAACCAGTCGCGGCACACGGTCTGCGCTCCGCTTGCCGGTGCGCTTTGTCGTTACTTCCCATCCTTGTAATCTTCCATCGGCATGAAGCGAGGTATATCGTCCCGCTTATCATCCGAACCCCAAAAAAGAGACAAGATCAACATGCCGCTGCACACGCCCACTGAATAGGCCATTAAAACTATTTCGATGGTTGACATGGCTTGTCTCCTTTGGACTGCATTATCATGTCCATCACATAGGAATCCTGCGCCTTTACCAGCGAGTCGCGAACATTCACCGCCTCGTCAATGTGAGCTTGGGGCGCTGGCGGCTCCTGCTCTATCCATCCGATTACTCCCATCAGGATAATCAGAGATATCAAGGCAAGCATGCCTTTACGGAGTTCCCGCTTTTCTTTGGTAGTCATGGTTCGCATGGCGCAGCCTCCTTGAAGATCGTCACAAAGTTATCCATAGCGTACCGTAATATCTCGCTCCGGCTGGCAGCTCCGCCCTGGTTCACAATGCGGTCAAGCTGGTCGGCCTCTTTGTTGGATACGCGCACCGATATGACGTTGTAGCGTGGATTCTCTTTACGTTTGTTCATGCTGCCACCTCCATGTAGATTGCTTGACGTTCGGCCATTGAAACACCCAACTCATTCATCACCTTTTCATGACAAGCAGGGCATGAGCCGTGAGATGGACCTGATGCGCCCCTGCCGTCTTTCCTGCCGTACTCTTTGCCGCAGTGACAACAGATGCTTATTATGAGGCTCGGGCAGTTGGCCGGGGTCATGCCGCTACCCTTTCTTCTACCCCGTACTCCTTGGACAGGTAAGCATCCAAGGTACTTTCAAGACATCCCAGACGGCCATCCCCACGCTTTACCAATTGAGGCAACTTCAACATGTGGGACTTGCCTGTTGCCCGGTAATTGTGAATCGTGTTAGGGCAATACCCGGCCCGCTCGCATATCTGTTCAAGTGTCAGAAACCGCTCATGCTGCGTCTGCATTGATCATGTCCTCCATCATCGTCATTGACTGAGTATCAAGCATCAGCCACAAAGGCACTTGACCGGCTGCCACCGACATACGGACGTTCAGACCACGCATCCGGCCTCTACGGCTGGCGGAATAGATGTCTTTCATGGTGCCGCGGAACATTCCTTCAAGCGATTCGATCTGGCGGAACAGGTCTTCATTGGTGACGATATGAGTTTTGGTTGGGTTGTATTTCATGTTCAGCCAGCGCAAAGGTATGCTGTTGCCGGTAGCAGCCATGTAGGGGATAAGCAGGTCGCCGTCCATGTTGCGCTTGTCCTCGGGGCTCTTCGGGTTGATGATCCGGGAGAGGTTCTTGATCATGTTGTTTATGTCCTGGATACTGCAGGCTGGCCCGAGAAGGTGAATAGCAATCTGTTCGATGGTTTTGCCCGACCGGCGCCATGACATACGGAGCGAGTCTCGGAAGGTGCGGCATTCGTTCAATATATCTTGGTCGGTGATCTCGTCGCGGTACATGTGGGACTCCTTCCCGGCGAACTCTTCGCCTATGATGTTGATTTTACTTGTGCGATGTTGCACGCATGAGACTTTATTCAGGCTGCCTTGCGCTCGCCAAAATGATGTTGGATGTAGACCAAGCCCTTGCCGGTAACAAGGGTCTGGTTGTAGGTATGGGCCTCCCCCCTACGGTCCTTGTACTGCTTCTCGACCATGCGGAAATAGCCGGCTTCGATGTGGCGCTGGTAGGGTTGGTTGTTGGACATGAGCAGGCCAAATTCGCGGAGCCATTTGAACAGGCGGATTTCTCCGGTGCCGATCACCTTGGCAACCTCTTGGATGGTGTGGCAGTTGATCGCCTCGGTCACGGCATCGTGAAAATCGGCTTTGGGTTCCAATTCTTTGATAATCGCTTGTTGCCGCTCGTTCTCTTCGGCAAGATTAGCGGCGAGGCGGAGCGCTTCGGGGAGGGTTTTGGGAACCATGAAATGGATGGTGGCAAGCTGTTTTACTTTCTTCTCGCAAGCGATAAAATACTGCCGGGCCTGCTTGCCCTTTTCGTTGCGCTCCACCATGGAGAGTTCCTTGGCCATGTCGATAGTAAGCGCATACTCGATTCTGGGCTTGATGGCGTTATTCACTTTTTGATGAAATTGGACAAAATCAATATCTTGCGCGAAACCGAACTGTTCGATACGCTCTTTGATCCAATCTGCGAATTGAGCCCTGTTTTCCAGGAAGGTGTGCAGATCCCGAGCGTTGACTGTCTGGACTTCCTCGCTTCCGATGCTTGTCTGCTTGACAGGTATGATTTGTTGCATTATGGTGTGACCTCCATTGAGTTTTGCCCCGTGCGCCCTGACCGGCTGCGGGGCTTTTTGCGTTTCAGGCGTGACCCTTGAAAACTCTGTCCATTTCGGCCTTTTCTACGCTCCAGGTACCTGTTTTGGTGCCGGTAGGCTTGACAGCTTTTAGCCTTCCGCTCTTGATCATCTTGTAAAGGGTGTTGCGGTGGACCGAATACATGCGGCAGGCCATAGGAAGCGTTACGCATTCGATTGGTACATCCATGGCTTTACTCCTTGTTTTGACGCTGGTTTGTGCTAATATGTGCGGCAATGATGATTAATATATAAATGAGGACATTGCAAAATGCAAGAGAAAAAATTGCTTATTGCAAAAAAAGTTTTGCAGTCGATCAAAGACTATTATGAGAAGCGCACTTGGGGCGAGCTTGCTGTTTTTCTGGGGGTTCCCGAAGGCACGCTTGGGAGCTGGAGATCAAGGGGGGGGATGGATGAAGATGTGATCATTGCTAAATGCAATGGGATCAACATCGCCTGGTTAAAAACCGGAGAAGGCCCCATGTTCATCAATGGGGATAGAAATAGGCTGCTTAATCCGGAATTACGGGCGGGGCTTATTGCTGAACCACAAACCGACTATTCGCCAGAGATCAAAGACCTGCTGGAGATCATGAAGAGAAACCCCAAGGCGTTCACCGCGGTAAGTCTGTTATTACCAGGGATGGATCAAAGTTCGCCGGAAGAGCAAAATGAATTATTGAAGGTGATCATAGGGAGTTTGGGAAAACTGGAAGAAAAATAACAATGAGGGGGTGGCGTGCGGTGTCACCCCCTCATCTGTTTCAGCGCTTTGATGCGGTCTCCACAAGAATAATGATGGCCAATAGCATGGTGGTCGGTTTCAGCCCACTGCGAATCGCTTTCCGGATCTGGTACAGAACTTCTTGCGGGTCGCGTTTTTCATACTCGCGGCGGTACATCTTGGCGTAGTCTTGCATGGTGATACCCTCCATAAAATAAGATGTCCCATGTGTAGCACATGAGCGGGACAGCATACGTCATAGGCGCTTTTAAGGTCTGTCGGGAAACCTTGATTAAATAGGTATTCATCTTGAAAAAGTGCTTTTATTACATAGGTATGTATTTTTATATAATGTTTGCACTGTGCATTCCTGCTGCTGTATTGGGTCTGATAATAGGTTTTTGCAAAGGCTACAGTTTGCAGAAGACACTCCAGGAGTTGTTTGGATGCTTCAGAGCGTTTGGATTCATTCAGATAGTGGGTTTTGCCGTGATGGCGTTTGGTTGGGCCAGTAAAAATTGTATTACAGCGATCATTGTTCAAAGGGGAGATAGAGGGCAATGAAAATAGTTATTGCAGTGATTACCGTAATTATTGGCCTGCTTGTGACGAACTGTTTCGCTGAAGACCGTTACGATTACAACGGCCGTCGAGTATCGGACCGGAATTTTAGTGAGCAGTTAGAGCGCGATCAACGAGAGTTTCAAGAACGTCAGCGAGAACAGGACAGGAAGCGCGATGAACTCGATAGATGGTATAAAGAGAGAGAGCAAGAGCAGAGGATGCAAGAGATGGAACGGCGTCAAGAACGGCTTGAAAAAGAAAGACGCGACAAAATATTGTATGGCGAATGAATGGGCTACCGCCGATTTTTGAGGTCCCGTTTTTCAACTTTGCTGACTATCTGCTGACTATTTTACTTCGACAGATTTTGCCATAAGAAAGGGCTTCACGGTAAATTCCCGCAAAGCCCCTTGAATGTTGGTTTTAAGCGTGGTGCCCGGAGCCGGAATCGAACCGGCACGGAGTTACCCCCGAGGGATTTTAAGTTTGTTGCGTAGGACTTTGTGGTATATATATATGGCTTTGAGGCCGAATACAACCGGTTTTTGATTTTATTATCAACTATTCGATATTATTACATTTTTATCAATTTGCAGTTTTGGTTCCTATTTGTGGGTATATGATACAACTTTAAAAAATTGCTGACTATATGCTGACTACGATCTCGCAGGAAGTGAGACCATGCCAAAAGCCCGAATCACCAGAACATCCGTAGACAAGCTCGAAGCAATCCCCGGAAAGCAGATAGCCTACTTCGATACCAGAATCACCGGTTTTGGGGTAAAGGTCAATCAGAATTCCCGGACGTACTTTGTCCAGTGCCGGGTAAAGGACCGCCGGGATGCTAAAGGCAACCGCCTAGAGATATACGAGAGCCTGGGGCGGACTGATGTACTTGATTTTGAAAAAGCCCTGACCAAGGCCAAAGCGATACTTGAAGATGCCGCCAACGGGGTTACCCCTGACGACAGGAGAGAAGAGAAGGAAAAGCTGGCTGCCGATAAGATTGCTACCGCCGAGCAGGAAACCCGCAAGGACATCACGCTGCAACAAGCGTTAGAGGGATACACTCGCACAAAGAAGAAACTGAAAACATCCTCTGTTGACACCTACCAGCGGGACATCGACCGGTATATACCAGATTGGAAGGACAAACCCCTCAGATCAATCGACGGCAACATGATTGTTGCCAAACATACCGAAATTGGCAAAAGGAGTAAATCCCGAGCGGATGGTGTCATGCGAATACTCCGGGCGGTATTCAACCATGTAATGCACATGTACGAAGACGTGATCATCAAGAACCCTGTGGCCAAACTGTCCGCTGTCAACGGCTGGTACAACGTTCCACGGAGAGAGACATACATCAAGCCTGCAGACCTTCCCAAGTGGTTACCGGCTGTCTTGAATCTGAATTTCGACACCAGCCAGGACTTTATCCTGTTGATGCTGTTTCAAGGATCTCGGTGTACGGAGACAGCAACGTTGAAATGGAAGGAAGTCAATCTTACAGCCGGCACGGCGGTATTCCGGGAAACGAAGACCGGCGTTGTGCTGGAAGTTCCCTTGTCGCGCTTCATCATCGACAGACTGAAGGCCAGGATGAAGTATTACTATGATGGTCCGGATTCCTACGTATTCCCTTCATACGGCAAAACAGGCCACATAACCGAGGCCCGAACGGCCCTGAAGAAGGTAAGAGAGACATCCGGAGTCAAGGCATCGCATCACGACTTGCGCCGTTCGTTCATATCATACTGTGAGGAGATGGAAATCACCCTGTTCAGTAGGAAGCGGCTGGCGAACCACGCCATTCCTCTGGACATAACGGAAGGGTATACTCAATTCAACATGGACCGTCTGCGGGAAGTGGTAGAAAAGATCGCGGCGTTCATCCTGCGGAGCGCCGGCATACCGTACGGGGAAGAGGAGGCAAAACCCCTGACGGAATCCCAAGCGGCTATGATCGCCGGTTCGGAGTTCTGGGAAAGCCTCACCCCCGATCAGAAAGAGAAATTCAGGGGAATGATGGCGCCAGGAAAGGAACAGCCCCCAAACGTGGTCAGTCTGGAGGCTGTGAAGGTGCGAAGAAGGATGGCAAAGTGATTACTTCTTTCCTGAGTCCAGTCCAACTCCCAGCTTGTCGGCTCGTTCCAGCTTTTCATCCATCTCATCAAAGGTATCGCTTTGCCAGGTCTTCCCCTCGAAGTTCACCAATTCGACGGATTCACGCGCTTCCTGCTGGGCCTCTTCCAAGGTATCCCCGAACCCAATGCACTCGCAGACCAAAGAACCGTCCTTTTGCGGCACTCGGAAAATCTGGTCACCGATCTTGCAATATTGCCGGACAAGCACCCGGTTCATGTGCTTCTCATCAAGAAACACCTCCACCGCCTCGTTATTCACTGACGACCCACCTACGATGATTTCCGCGCAATATTCCTTGACCGGGTTGGGAGTTACCGGCTCCATCACGGCCATTTTGCCCATAATCTCAGTGATGTTCGTGTAACCCCTAGTAAGAACCCCAGACGGCGGGCAACCGAACCGCTGGCAAGCATCCCCAAAACTCCCTACCACCTTCCCATTTTGACGGCCGAAACGGATCTCGGACGATCTTGCCGATTGAACCCCCCCACGTTTGAATACCGGCCTCATAGCATCGGTCACCACTCTAACCGGGGCCGGCAGTTCTCCATAAGGCATAAACCGGCCGCCATAGCTATCACCCTTCATCTCGGCGCCGTAGAGACCTACCGGAAGAAAATCCTTGGAGAAATTCCAGTCATCGCCCATCTCCACGCCTTTATCTCCGGGGTAGATCGGTTTTTCGACAAGGAATAGCTGTGTTTCCGCAAAACAATCCAGGTCGAAAGCCAGCTTATAGAGAGCATTGGCTGCGCTCTTGTAATCCTTGACGTAGAATGTCTCCTTGACGCCTCGGGAATCGTTATTCAGTTTTACCCATACATCGGGGTTTTCCTTGAGATGTGCCACCAAATTGGTGATGCCTTTGATTTTCTCGTAAGGAGCACAAAAAAGGCCGCGCTCCTTGAGCACCTTTTTGAGCTCGAAACGGTCGCGCTCGATCATTTGACCTTTGAGCCCAACGCCATACACGGCCTTCCCCTGCGCTCGGAGATCATCAACGATATCCCCGAAACCAACATCCGGGAAAATAAACCTGTCCACTTCATCCTTGTTCTCGAAAAAATGGTTTATCCGGGTTATCCCGGGTACTCCTTCGCCCAGCCTGGCTTTGTGCGGCTTGGTGAACGCCTCTTCGTATGGGGAGAAGTATTCCACTATACCGACATCCTCGGCCACCCGCTGGGCAATGTGGATGAATAGGCCAAGGTCGTAGAAGCGCCAGCGCTGTTTGCTGTAGGGTTTGGTGATCATAGGTTACTCCGATCTCAAAATATCCAGATACCGCCGCCGCTCTTCCGGTTCTAGCCCCTTCGAGTTGCGGAACTTCTTGCGGAATACCGGCTTGATTTCGTCCACCACGTAGGACGGTGCCTGCTCCATGATGTTGGCCATCTGGTCGATCTGCATCCGCTCGATCCGCTTCATATCCAGGGGCAACTTCTTGCGCTGGCCGGGGATATCCCCTTGAAGCATCTGAAGGAGCGTATTCTGCTCCCTCGGGATCTGCTCGTCACCGGCCTTGTCCATCGACTTCGATATCTTCCGCAGGTCGGGCGGGACCAGGAGGCTTTCGGCAAACTGGCTGCCGAACTTCGTGGCGCTCTCGGCCGTGCGGAGCGATTCGCCTGTTCTCACCGGCTGCTCGAAAAACGGCACTTCCTCAATCAGCCCCTTGGCCCCGGCGAACAACCCGGAGGCAATGGCATGCTGTTTCTGGGGCTTGTCCGGGTGTTTCTCGTTGTACTCTTTATAGTGGTCCTCGACACGTCGCAGGGTGGCGCCGATCTGTAAGACTTCCAGGACCGGCGTATGGAGCGCCCAGCGCGGAATATCCACACCCAGGATACGGAGCCCGCCCGCCTTTACGTCGCTGGCCTTGCGTTTCTCGCCCCGTTCGTAATACCCGCCAATCTCGCTGGCCAGGAGATACCCCATGACCAGCATGGCCAAGCCTATGCCCTGCTTTTTCAAGGCCCGCATGACATAATCGGCTTCCTCAGGGGTGAGGTTGCCGATACCCTTGGAGCCGATCAGCTTGCCGATGGCCTTGGCGCCGCCGGCAGCGTAGGAAGTCGTCTCGGCCACAAAGTTAGTCGGGATTTTCACAATCGGCATGAGCATCTGCAGGGCGGTCGCCCCTGCCCTGCCCGCGGTCCCTTTGTGGCGCAGGAAGTTGATCAGCATCCGGTAAGCGGTGACCATGGCGTTGTCCTGCATGAAGATGGCGCGGTTGGCATCCACGTATGACTCGGCAAAAAGCGTGGCCTGTGTCGTCGGGTTGGATACGTCCAGGCCGTTCTTGATGGCCCACTCGGTCCTTTTCTGGAGGGAGCGGTAGAACTCGGCCCGCTTCGGCATGATCTTGAGCGCCCCATGGACATGGCCGAAGAACTCAATCGCCTCGGGGGGAAGGTCGTGCTTTTTGCCATACATCCGGTCCAGTTCTCCCCGGCCGGTCTTGATCACGTCCCAGGCGTCCATGTAGGTGGCCTTGGCGAACCACTGCCGCATTGCCTCGGCCTCGGCCCGGACGTTCAGACCGCCACCTTCTCGAGGGGCCTTCTCGGCGATACGGGAGAATACCGGCATCCTGGACAGCACCCCGCCCACAAGCTCCTCGAGGGGAGTGGTGATCTGCCGGAGGGACGCCGCGGTGGTCAGCTTGCCGATAGTTGCAGATCCGGAGAGGATGACAGCCCTTCTCCACTTCACCATCCAGTCAAGGCCGCGCTCGGCCGCCGTCCGGTTTGCCAACTCCTGCTTGCGGATCTCGGTATTGATGGCCTCCTTGATCCGCTCGGCCTCGGCCTTCAGTCTCAGGTCTTCCGGGTCCATTTGCAGGACGCGCCGGGCCTTCTTCTCGAAGTCGCCGGTTTTAAGCTTCCGTTCCAGGTCGGCAATGCGGCTGGCGGTCCGGGTCTTGTATGCCTTGAGGTGGATCTTCTGCAATTCATCCTCGGACTTCGGCGGCCGGGCGTCGATCTCGTCGAGGAGCCGTTTCTTGTCGTCGCGGATGGATTTGAGCTTCTTGGCTTCCTCGTCGTACTCGATGGAGGACTTTTCCTTGTGGGTCCGCTTACCCGCGGTGATCTGCTGGTCCAGGTCGTGGATCTCGTTCTTGAGCCGGGTCTTGACCGAATCAATGGCGGTTTTCCATTGTTCTTCCGGTGACCGCATGGACTGAGCATCAAGGCCGCTCTCTCGCATGGCCTCCTTGACCTGGCGCTGTAGGTCTCGGACTTCATCGGAAATCGGGTCGCGCTGGAGTCCTGAGTGCAACGGCGGTTCCCCGGCCTGTGCATCCTCCAGGGCGGAGATAAGGCGCATCTGCCGGCGGGCTTCCCGCAGCTCCGCCGATATCTCGTCCTGAGTCATCTTGTAGGCTTTGCCATAACCGGAAATGGCGTCCCGGATGTCCCGCTTCTCCAGGTCGGGCAGGTCCTTCAGTTCCTCGAAGATGTCGTCAACAATCGCCTTGGCGTCGGTAATCCCGGCGATAACCCGGTTGCGGGCCATTTCCGCCAGTACCACCACGTCCTCGGGGTCGAAACCGATATTGAGCACGCCAAACTTGGCCTTGAGCTTGTTGGACAGGGCGCGGAATTCGGTGTCCATGGCCTTACGGCTGCTGCTGCCGCGCTTCTCTGCACGGCGGACCGGTGCCAGTTCCTCGGTCATCCGGCGGACCTTGCGGGCGGCTTCCAGTTCCCTTATTTTTTCCTCATATACCTCTGATTTCTTCAAGGCTTCCTGCAACTGCTTGGTCAGGTCTTCGATCTTGGCGCGGAGCTCTTCGGGGATATCTGGCAGGCCGGTGGCAACCCGAAGGCGCTGCACGGAACGGGCAAGGGAATAGTCCTCGGCGATCATCATCTTGCGTGCGGCCAGGCCAAGGCCCTGCTCGTAACCGGTGCGACGGGCGGCTTCGTCGTTGGTGTTGATGTCGTCCTCGATCTTGGCAAGCCTTTGCCGCCCCTCCAGGACAGCGGCGGTATCTTCCGCAGCCGTGGCCTTCTCGATCTGCTCCATGACCGTGGCATGATCGTTCTGAAGTCTCATACGGTCGTAGATCAGGGCAACGGATTCCTCGGCGGACAGAGCGCGGGGGGCGTTGGCAAGGTTCTCGGCCAAGACACGGGGGTCGATCTGCCCGGAGTCAACCGCCTCCTTCCCGCGGTCGAAGGCTTCACCGAATGAGCGGCGGGTTTCGACCTCCACGGGGTTCTTGCCCTTGGTCTCGCGTTCCTCTTCGGTTACGGCGTTCTTGATGCCGGTGGTACGCTGGGTGTCATCAGCAGTTTCCCCGTCCTTCCCAGGTAATACGGGTTTTTCTCCAGATCCTTCAGCAACGCCCTGGTCTGGATGATATTCACCAGCCTGCTCACTTTGTCGGCCCCTTTGAATATTGTTGGCATCTTGCGTCCCTCCTGGAATCTTTATTGCCGGTTCCGGCGTCCAGGATCTTTCCATCTCGTCGGCCCTAGCCAGCCACTTCAAGGCGGCTTCCTCGTTGCGGTTCTTAACCGCCTCTTCCGCCCGGTTCAGGAACTCGTTGTAGCGCTTCACCAGTTCGGGGGTTGGTTTGGACGTGGAGGGTTCTTCCTTGCCCATGGAAAACCGGACATTCTCGGCCGCGCTCTTGCCCTTCCCTCTCTCCACCCATCCCCTGGCCCGGTCAAGCAGCGCCTTGATATCCTCATCCGTCCACTTGAGGTCAAGGCCCATTTTTCTCAACCAGTCTTTGATCATGCCAATCACGCGGCGGACAAAGCCGGGGCGCTCTCCGGTCTGCGCTATCTCGGCCAGCTTCTCTTCGGCGGCAATCTTGCGGTCCTCGGGGTCGTTCAGGTCCAAACCGTAGCGGTAGGCGATCTCTTCCAACCCCTTCTTGCCGTACAGTTCATAGATGTCCCGCAAGATCGGGTCAAAATCCTTACCCATCAAGCCTCTTATGCCGTAGTGCCCCACTACTTCATGCAGCAGGGTTTCAAGGGCTTCATCGGTTGTGCGGAGGTTATCGGCGATCAGGTGTACCCGGCCCTCGTTGAAGAGCCCGCGCACCCGCCCCTCGGCACCGATGGAGCGGATCTGGTCGAACAGGTCAGCCGGTAATTGCGATTCGTCCTGTATCACGTCCACAGGCGGAGCGTTCTTCCAGTTCTTCAGGAGGGGATCTACGGCGGCCAGGGCGTCGGCCTGGAGGATGCCGGACTTTTTGGCCTTGGAGAGGGAAAGGTTCGGGGCCTTTTCGGCGGCAGTCGCTTCCGCCTTCAACCGGTCCACCTTGGTGTCAAGGTCATGCTCGATCACCGGGTCAATGGTGAAGATGTCGCCAGCTTTGTTTATGCGGGTATTATCACCATGGACATCTCGGATGATCAGGTCGGTATCGGGGATACGGTAGGCGACTGGCTTGTCACTGGTGCCAACTGGATCAAAGCCGCGATTGACCATGTTGCTGTGGGATTCCTCAAAGGTGGCCTTGCGGCCTTGCACCCATGGTTGAGAAATAACTGGTTGTAGTTTGCCGTCAAGCTCAGTGAACCCTTCAAACTGATAAGGCGTTCCGGAAAACTCGACATTGTGAACAGCGAGACGGTGAAAGAAATCCAGGTATGTATCGTGGAAAGAAAGGTTGTTGGCCTTAAAAACGCGAGCTCCGTCGGGTGACAGGTAGACTTTATGCTCCTGACCTCCCTTGGCGCCGCGCTCTTGCAGTGCTTGTTCAAAATCTGATGCGGGGATTAACTTATTGTTGACCTCGGCCCATTCGCGCAGGGCCTTTTCTTCGGCGGGTCTTATTTCGCTTTCGGCGAGTTGGCGGTATCTTTGGCGTCTTTCCCATGAATCACTGCCGGAGATTTCCCCTCCGCGCACTGCTTCCTGAACTCTTCGAGCGATGCTGGCTGCTGCGCCGAGATCGCCTTCTGACAACGCTTCTCCATATTTTTGCTGTAGTCGTTCCGGGACATATTCGCCTCGCTTGATCTTGCCGATTCGTTCGGCATCGTCTGAATTTAATTTAACATCGTCTTCGCGTTTTGCAAGGGAAAATAGCGCGGTGCCTCGCTCGGTCTCCTTTGTCTTCAGTGTTCCTATCAGTTTGTCGAACTCGTCGTTAATGGCTGATCGTTCCGCGCCTTCCGGGTAGGGCCGGGCAATGAAACCGTCAATCATCGGGAGCAGAATACCGCCGTGGGCGTGGTACACTAGGAAATCGCTCTGGCCACCAGCTTGGGCTACCTTATCCTCCACATAAGATGCAAACGCCCTGGCCACCATTTCATGAGGTTCGCTCCAGTAATCCCCGGCCCGTGCCTGGTCCATCTTCTTCGCTTCCATGGCGAAGGAGGTGGGCATCTGTCGGGTTTGTTCCGTCTGACTTTCGGCATCCTTCAACATCTTGAGCCGGGCGGAATACAGCGACATATCCGTGCGGAGACGGTCTAGTATACCGGTGCGATCCGCATTGAATCCGCTGCGGTTTCGTACCGCCTTGAGAATGGCGCCGATCCCCTCCAGGGTGTCGTTGGTATTCCGGCCGCTGAACGCTGCCCGGCTGTTGGCTGGGGCCGTAGGATTGTCGGGCCGATATTGGGTTTCAAGGTCGCCGCCTTCAACAAGAACATTTGCCAGTCGGTCAAATTCGGAAAGCTGTTCTTCTGAGGCGGGTGCCAATCCCCGCTTGTTTTTGCGCCAGGTATAATCTTCAGCAAGGTTGCGGGTAAGGTCATTGCGGATAGACTGGAGCGATTCGCTCAGATTTTCGCGGGTAGTGGCGACGAACTTGTCCGCCTTCTCAGTATCCTCCACATACTTCTCGGCCTTTCGGTACATTGCCTTGATCAGGTCTTTGTAAGCCTGTTGCAGTTCCGGCCGGAGTTTGGAATTGAAACTGTTGCCATGGCTCTGAAGGTCACGCTTCAATCCGCGTTCTTCGAAAACCTTGTTTCCCTTGTCGTTAGCCGCCCTTTCAGCAGCAGCTTTGCCATCGAGCCGGGCCATGTAGTGGTCAAAGGCGTGGAACCATTCATGCGCCAGTGAGCCGGCGCCGCTCATTTTGGTGAGGTTAATGGCGGCGTAATCTCGCTCGTAATGGGCCTTGGCCCCGGAGAGTCCCTGCCCCCTGGCGCCGAAAGCAATGGCAAGGTCGCCATTCAGCATCAATGCCTTGGGCGGCACGTTCAACACTTCGGCCAGATCAAGCAGACCATCATAGGCATGATCCATTACCTGCTGCCGTTCCGCCTGGTTGTTCCAGTTGCCGAATTCAATTCCCCGTGGCGCGAACGTCTCCATGAACATCTCGGGAGTTGCCGGGCCGGTACGTCGTTCCGTTCCCTTTCTGATGGCGATTTCCGGCACCGGCAGGATCTCTTCGCCAAATGAGGTCTTGAGATTCAGCAGATCCACCGCATGTGTCGCCATGTATGTCATGGCCTCTTCGCGGGACGGGAAATCTTCTGCTACTACCTTGATGCGCTTGCGTTCCCCGGTTTTTTTCCAGATGTTCCAGGTACCGTCTTTGTTCTGGTAAACATGATGCTTTTCGGCAACGGCATAGACCGGTATTGCAGCCTCTGCATCCTCTTTTGTGGCAAAGGTCTGTGCTCTCTTTGCGCTGATACCGAAGCGGTCACCGGTTTTGCCGACAGACCACCCGGAACCGTCCACCTTTTCCATGGCCACGTACTTCTTGCGCCACGGTTCAGGCGCAGGCTCCCCCTTGGTCTTGCCAGCCTTGGCATAGCCTCGTTCAGCGGTGTCCTTGCGGGCTCCACCGATCTTCTCGCCGAAATCTTCAATGCGTTCTGGTTGTGTCTCACCAGGAACTTCCTGAGACGCAAAGAGGTCGGGCGTTTTGTCTGCCGTGAAGTTATCCAGCAGGTCACTGGTAGAGGTGGCCTTGCCGCCGGTCTGCGGCTTCTTGCCGAAGGTGGGGGGTGTTGCGAAAAGTTTGTTCTGGACCTCGCCTGAGGTAGAGACTACTTCGCCGGCAGGTCGGCCGTTGCCTTCATTTTTTTCTGTAAGGCGTTGAGTACCTTCACCTGGCTGGCCTTCGGCAAGTTCTTCACCGCGCCCTTCAATGTCTCTTGTAACGGCTGTGATCGCATCCTGGACCTCCTTGATCCTGTCCGATAAATAATTATAGTCGGGTTCTACAAGCTCGTCTAACAAATCAGCGCTGATCGCATCAAGCCCAGCATGGTAGGCGTCCCGTTCTTCGTTCGTCCAGTTGGCATAGTCGAGTTCGTCAAGCTCTGCATCCGATAGGTGATGAATATCTTGCGCGGCGTCCGCTACACGCTTGTCGGTGAAACGGTCCACGTCGTCGGGATGGATAGCGGCCTGACCGTTGATCTGGTCACGCACCATCTCGGCAAACGCCTTGGCATCCACCCGGCCGTCTACATCAAGCGGCACCTGCCAGCCAAGGTCGCGCATCTGGGTAGCCATCTGGTCAAGGCCAACACCGTTCTTGCCGGTTACTCGCAGGTAGCGGTTACCACCCTTGGCGCCCTTGATCTCTTTGCTGTCCAGGTTGTCGATCAAAGACTGCATGTTGATGCCGCCAGCTTTGCGAATTTCGCTCAGAAGGTTGCGGGGGCCGGTGGTTTTATTAGTTGGTGCCGGTTTTTTATCCGGCACCGTTTCCGCTTGTACGCTTGGCACATCGGAAGGTTTGAGGATCGGCATTCCCTTGGCTGCTGCCTGGTTCAATTCGTCCGGCGTGAATTTATCCGGCGCCAATGCCGCATACCATTCATCTTCAAGCGCATTGGCCTTCTTGAACAAACCTTCCGCTTTCTTGGAAAGAACTTCGCCCTTTGCCCCACCTATGCGCCCTTTTACCACACCGTTAGGGAGTACCACACCCTTGATCTTTTCAGTAATGGCGTGGGCTTCCTGGCGCATTTGAGTTATCTGATCGTTGATATTTGCGACTTCATCGGGCGTTACTTCCCGTGGTGTTACTGCCTTTTCCGCGCCTTCTTCCGCCACCTTCTCAACCGCGGCATTGAGATCCTGGCTGTGAAGCTCCGGTGTATCCGACTCCAGCTCCCATGCCTTGAACATCTCCGGGTCATTTTTCTTGAGCCAGTCCTTGGCCTCGGCGCGGGTCATGAATTCGCCATCAGGACCGACAAAACCGCGCTCATGGTCCGGGCCGATGTCGTTGGCGTCGATTATCTCGGGATGGGTGCTGCCTGGCTGGCCAATTGTAACGTCTGAATTGGGTTCTCTGATTGCGGGGCGGAGACCTCCTGATGCACCGGAAAGTACATCTTCTGGTCGTCTCGGCTCACGCTCCCCACTCGGCAACGAATAGGTTCCGGTTTGGGCGGATACATTTCCTCCGCTTCCTCCAGCGATATTGTTTTGGTAAGAATCGCGAACCGCATCCTGGCTAGTTCCCGTCTCCCCCGTATTTCCTTCCTCAGATACTTCGGTCTTCTGTTCATCCTGCACCTCCTGTGCTTTCGTCACTTGGGTTTCTTGCGCGGTTTCTCCCGGTTTTGTATCACTGATCTGTTGCTCCTCTTCGATGGTGTAACGGCCTCGGCGGGCCTTGATCTGATCCATCAGGTCGGTGTTGACGGGCGGATACTCGGCTGGGGCGGGTAACTGGCTCTGATTGGTCCCCACGGGCGGTGCCGCTTCTTTCAGGACTTCTGCGGCTTTTTCTGCCGGTTTTGGGGATGGTTGGTCCCCGCCTGATTCTGGTGCCGGAGTTCCTTCACCCGCCATCCTCTTCTTGAGCGCATCCTGGAAGCTTTCGGGGTCGAGACGGGCGATCTTCGCCTCTATCCTCCCCTCATGCCATCCCTGAGACTTGAGCCCGGCTTTGATGTCGTCAATGGTCTGCACGACAAGGCCCCGCTCCTTGTTGGTGAGCATCCGCCACCAGTTCGACTCCCTGACTGCCCCCGGCAATTCCAGACCGCCCGTGATCGCTCCGGCAAATGCCGCAGTCTTCGCCGCCTCGTCGGCAATATCTTTGCCGGTGTTGCTGGCCTCTGTAGCCCCTACAATGCCGCCAGTCGCCGCCTGGGTGGCAACCCTGCCTACTCTCCCGGCATTGGCAAGGCCGAAGGTGGCGCTCACCGCCCCGGCGATACCTTCCCATGGCGCGATAATCCCGGCGAACTCCCCTACACCCTCGGCAAGCTTGCTCGGCTCCAGTCCAAGGGACGGCATGGCGGCCGTGGCCTCTTCGACCTGCTTGTTCATCAGGCCAAGCGTAGCACCCTTGGCTACACCCATGGCACCGCTTACCGCCGTGCCAACAGGGTTCTGAATAGCAGACGCCAACGGTTGCAACTGCCGACGGGCGATAGGTGCATTCGGGTCGTACTGTTGGAATGTGCGCGTGTCAGTCGAATCTGGACGGGTGAATATCCGCTCTCTGGCGGAGGATAGCGGCCCTCTCGTATGTGAAGGCATCATCTGAGGATTCCCCAAATCAGGCATTGCGCTGACCTGAGGCTGAACGGTGGGTTCTTCTTCAATGGTAAAACGGCTCTGGGAAACCGTGCGGTCCGTGGTAGGGGTGTCGTCCTCAATTGCGAATCGTCCGGCCATTGGCGTTACCTCGGACTCAGGCTATCTCGTTCCAACGTTTACCGTCCGATTTATACCGCTTTCCGGTCTGATTGTCACGCAGAATCTTACCGGTGTACTGTACGGGGTTTGGCATATCATTTGACTCTTTAGCCTTGCTTTTTGATGGTATTTCTCGTTTTTCTGCTACTGAAGTTTTCGGGGTTTTGTTGAAATCGTACGACTTCACGGCATCGGCCATAGGTGTGCCTTTCGCCGCCTGGGTGACTTCCTCTTTCGACCATCCCTTTTTCAAGGCGCTTTCGATCTTGTAGGTCTTGTCGGTGCCGAACATACCATCATTGATGGCTGAAAAATCGTCCTTGAGCGGTTGGATCTTGGTGGCCTTGGCCGCCCTTTCCGGCGAAGGTCCGGCGGGCTTGCCATCGATCCTGGAGCGCGCTACCCGGTCGGCTTCAACCTCGATTTCCTCGTTTGACGAATCCTTCCATGCCGGGTCTTTCCTTAGGTTGACCATGGACTCCTTGTAGAGTTTGTCATAGCGGGCCTGGGAGTCCTTTTCCTTCTTGGCATCCATCCGCTCCCTGCGCATTTCAAGGGCCAGATCGCTGCCGCCACCTTCCCGGCGGGTTTTGGAAACCTCCCGCGGTTCTCCCTTGAAAACCACCTTCGCGTTGCCGGTTTCATCTTCAGCATCAGGATTGACCAAAATTTCCTGTTCCTTGTCAGTGCCGGCGCCAACGGTGAGCTTCTGAAGGTTGCGGGGTTTAGTGGGCTTCCTGAACCGCTCTTCCGCATCGGCCTTTGAAACGGAGATCCCCTTGGCGTTCATGAGCTTGATGAACTGTTTGGCCTGCTCGGATGCAGGAATCTGCTTGTTGTCTTCGTCCACCTCGTCGATCTCGTCCATGACCTCCGCGGCCGCCAGGTTCTTGTGCAACTCCTCCGCCTTTGCCGTAACCTTTTTAACGGTGGCGTCATCGGCGCCATGAAGAACCCCCCTGGTAGCGATGATGTAATTAGCCGCCGTGGCGTTGTGCTGAACCAACGACTTCAGTTCACTGATTGACATCTGCTTGTCCATGGCTGGAGCCGGCTGACCATCCTCTCCGACCAGGACCGGGACAACGATGTTCTTTTCAGTATCGTAGATAACCCCCACGGCCTTTTTACCGCCCAGCAGCTTGCTGTTGCCAAGGGCGGCGTTTATGTCCTCTTCAATGCCGGGGATCGTCTGGTTATTGATCATGCCCTTGGGGTTTTCCTGCATGTGCTTGGCCAGCGCCGGGGTTGCTTCCGACAGTTTCCGTGCCAGTCCGATGGAGGCCTTGGCCTGCTGCATAGCCTCGCCCATGTCGTTACTGTAATGGGTTATGTCGTGAAGGACCACTCCGGCGGCAAGGGCATCGTCAGAAGGTTTCCACTCGCGCCCCTCGGCCATGGCCTGGTTCATCTCTACAGTACCCTGATCAATAGGCCCGGCCAATATGGATTGAGCGGCCTTCATGCGCTTTTCCTGGTGGGCAAGGTCGCGCTCCGGGGCAGCGGCTTCGTATTCCTGCTGTTGCTGCTGGCCTCGCTGGATTTCCTGATCTCTCAAATGCTGCCGCTGGCCGGCGTCCTGCCTGTCCAGTTCCAGCCGGTCCCGTTGATTGAAGACGTTGCTGAGTTTGGCGAAAGAATCAATTCCCGCCTCTATCGGATTTGAATATGGGGAAAGCCCGAAGCGTGCCATAAAATCCTCCTGTTATAAAAATGCGAGTACAGCAATCATCGCTGCCGCAGATGCTCCAGAAGCAGCTAGTTGAGTGTTTGCCTGGTCCTGCTGCTCGGACATCTGCTTGTTGGCGGTCTCTCGTTGTTGCTCCTGTTCGGATAGCCGGGCAAAACCGGAAAGCGCATTTCGCTGGTATCCCCCGCCGGTAGAAATCATACCTGACATGACATCCTCCTTTATGCTCCTGCAAAATTGGAGTTTGAAGTTCCTTGGACAATGTTCGGATTCGGAGCCGTGCCCAAAGCAATAAGCTCGTCCTGAGTCGCTACGTTCTGCCGTGCGGTGTTTTCTGCTCCGGCCACCGCCGCCCCTCGGGACAAGTTCCTCAACCGGTTGGACACATCGGACTGTTGGGAATTGGGCGTTATACCTCTTGCAGCGAGTTGGCGCTGTTCAACTCCGGCCATGGTATCGTAAGCCTGGTTTGCTGTGGTACCGGCCTGCTTTACGGCATTGGTCAGCACGTCGGGGTTATTGAGTGACGATTGACTGATTAGGCTCAGTTCCACCGGTTTGAATTGATCCTGCCAATTCTGGTATTGTGCTGCCAGGAGTTGAGCAGCAATATCCGTAGCCTTGCCACTCATATCAACTTGGGTTGGAGTGGTGGTCTGGGCAGTCGGTTTTACAGACCCTGAGGCGTCGGTCTCGTACCACTGATTCGTTGTAGGGTCGAAGAGTTTCATGGAGGTCTCCTTATTTCCCTATCGGGTCCCCGTAGTTGTCAACCATTCCGCTCATTGGTATGTTCTTACTGAAATCGAACTGGCTGTAATCAGCCGCCGGAATATCAGGGAGACTACCTTCAGGGAGACTACCTTTTATCCCCCTTGCCCCGATAGCAGCAGCAGTGCCGATACCGGAGCCGATGGCGTTCTCTGTAACCGCTTGGCTGCGAAGATCAGCTTCTTTGCTGGCAATGGCGCTTCTCACCGAATCGCTGGCAAGTTGCTGTTCGGTCTGCTGGGCGCTGGTTTGCTGCCCGCGGCCTATATCAACGATATTCTGGATGGAGCCCATTTCGCGCTGGCGGATCTTCGCTGCAGCGTTGTTTTGACCGGTAGCCTCAACGCTGGCCACGTTATCCATCTGGCGAGAGATACCCACGGCGTTCGGCTGCCTTGAACCAGGTACGGCTGCGGCCTTCATAACCTCGGCATTGACCTGACCGGCTGCTTTGTTGGCTTGCGCTGGGGATGATGCGTTGCTGGTCTGCTGGGAGACGTACTTGTCGATGAAGGGTTTATACGCGGTTTCGTAGTAATTCCAGAGTGCAGCGTTGTTCTTCTGCTCCTGGACCTGTTCGGCTGTTTCCGAGACTTGGCTATCTCCGCCACCGCCCATGTTACACCTCCGTTGAATACGTAGTCATCCCGCGCTTCCAACCGGGCATCCGGTCGAAACCACGACGGGGTGATTCCATCTCCATCCTGGAGGCTCCTACACTCTGGGCGATTTCTTTGAGAAATCCCAAGTTCTGTTCTCTTTTACCATTTTCTCCGCAAGCAATCCAGATAAAAAGGATTTTCTCTCCGTTGCGCTCCTTGATTTTCACGATGGCGAAACTGCTGTCTTCCTCACAGTTGAACAGGAAGGCCCGATGATCCTGGCACGCCCGGTAAACGTCGTCTTCGGTCCATTCGCAGACACCCGGGTAACGCTGTCGTAGAGCGGTGATCTTCGGCGCGACCATCGGCCATATCTGTTCGAGCGGATAGGTGACGATCATTTATTTGGATTCCAATGCAGTAAGCCGCTGTTCCAATGCTGTTATCGTTGCGCTATGTTCATTGATAGCCGCTACCAGCAAAGGGATAACGTCGGTGTACGAAAGGCCCAACATGCCATCAGGAAGTTCGCTTATTGCTTCCGGCAACACGGCCTGCACGTCCTGGGCTATGAGAAACGATCTATGCTTTTCGGTTTCATCTTCTTTGTATTTACCTATCACGGCCCGCAACGACTGAACCTTTGACGCTGCATTTTCTATGTTTACGATAATGTCTTTCGCTCGTTCGTCAGACAAGGACGACCATGAAGTACCTCCGCTTGCAAGCTGGACTCCCAGACTACCGGCTATACATCGTATCGCTCCTCCGCCAGATCCGTTGATAGTGCTTGATATAGAAGCGTTAAAACCTCCGTCTAGATACAAAAGACCACCAGAGCTATTTCCCAAGATTATGGATGTCTCGGCCACTATTGGCCCCGTGCTTGTAAGCCTGGTTCCTCCAATCCAGCCATCAGAAACTATTTTGTAGCTTCCTGTTATTGATCCTCCTGCTACTAAAGTTCCGACTGCAAAAGCTACAAGCCCATTGCCCGAAGTAGTGCAAATAGTGGTTGCTCCCCAAGATGCTGCGGTTGTGCCTGTAACCAAAATACAGGTCAGAATTGCAGAAGTTCCTGGGGGAATAGTTACAATCGCATTACCGCCCGAAGAGTTGACCGTCAACGATCCGGTGCTGTTATTCACTATCCGTACCGACCATCCAGCAGTCAGGGCTGTTACAACGGGCATCACTATGGTCTGCGTGGTAGTGCCCGTAAAATACTGATGATATGTGCTTGACACCGTAAGGGTGGTAGTACCTGCGACAGTCGCTGTCGTGGTATACCCCATGAAGGTTGCCAGCGTGTATACATACAAGGTGTCAAAGTATGTCTTGAGTGTGGCCTTGATATTAGCCCAAGACAGCTTTTTCAGCACGTTACTTGCCGCCGAGTCCATCAGTCCAACGTAATCGGCATCGATCGGTGTAGCCTTGTCGGTTGCGCTGGCAATCAATGAGCCCATCGTGGTCGTGGAACCGCTTGACGGGTAGATCTGTGCAAAGGTCAGTGCAGTTGTCCCGAGGTTAATTGTCCCGGTGTTCGTAAGGTGCCATATTGACAGGCCATTGGCCCCACCCTGCTGGACAGGAATAATGCACCCAGACACGGCATCGGCGGAAACGTCAAAATCTGCCGCTCTGGCCCATGCTCCAGAGGCTACCACGTAGATACCGTTTTGGCTGCCAGTGCTTTGGTCCTTCACCAGCACCCGATCACCAGCATTGGCCGCTATCGTGTCGATAGTCTGCGTGCCGGAAAGGGTAATGGTGGCAGTTGTGGCACACTTGACGGGAATCTTGGTAACCCCTCCGGCTACTGCTTCGAGTTTTGCCGGGCAGTAGACATTGTTGGTGACACCGACTGCATCGGTTAGTGGGTAGGCTCCGTCGTTGTTTGGGCCACCATTCGCCGTTCCGGCCTGCCATGCTCGAAACTGATCCTCACGGGTCTGCCAGTTGTCTACCAGCGTCGTAAGTTGAGCGGCAAGCTGTGAAGACAGGGTGGACGTGAAATTGCGGATGATGGCGTAATTCTGGTTGCTGAGTGTCGAACCGGCATAACCAGCAACCCCGGCCAAGGTTTTGACGTTGATATGTGTATCATCAGTAACGGCGGAAATTTCGTACTGAGCCAGATCCGGACCGATGAAAATATCGCCTGCATTGGAATTAAGTGTCCAAAGAGTGCCCGTTCCGACTATAGTGGCATTACCATTGGTGACTGCTACCGTTCCTGTTCTGTACCATGTGGCCATGATATCCCCCTTGATTTTCCGTGTATTTATTGTTAGAATACATTTAACTTTTAATGGGAGGTTAATATGAAACTAATAATTGTCGCTATCAGTGCTTTAATCGTGGCCGGATGCGGCGGGTCCGGTTCACAGCCCGCTTCTCCATCGACTCAAAGCGTCTATTCCTATGTTCTTCAGCAAAATGTCACCACTGATCTCAAGCACATTGTTTTTTTCAATACTTCTACCGGGCAGATACAGGGCACTGCCTTTGTCACTCCCGACGTTCTTGCTGTTCCATTTCCCGTTAATAAGTATGATGCGGTTGTCACAGATCCTATTCCTTTCCTCGGAACAGCTACCGTTTCCAGTACTCCTAATGGTTACATGGTTAATGTTGCTGCTACGGCTGCCGGGACATATACCAACATTACTCCGGGTGGAAATTCAGGATTCACTTACACCATTTCAAACCCTATACCCGCTGAGAATCGCGGGCCGTATCTCTCTGCCCTGACTCGCACTCATGACGCCTCTGGAACTGTTGAAAGAATAAGATTCAGCATGAACAACAGTACATTTGCGGTGCAAACTCTTTCGGTTTCCGATCTGTACGGCGGTGCCGTAGGTGATGGCACTCTCCACAATCAAGTAACGCTCCTGGACGATGGTTTACGGCTTTCCACTCCTCAAGTGACTGCTGACCGTAATGCTGGTGTGCCAATGGTTATTGACCCCAAAACTGGGGTTATCAGTTATTCGTCCACAATTCATTAGGCAGTAGGCATCCGGATGCCGGAAGTGTTTCTATCGACTCCTTGGGCCGGGACCATCTCACCTCTCCCGTTATAGAGGTATGGGATATTATCGTTTACTTCCTGGATCTGCTTTCCGGAATAGTCATTGGCAATCGTTTTCGCCTGTTCATCAGGTATCCCGATTGTCACGACTATTCCGGTGTCCCGATCTCCAATAGCAAAATACTTCACCGTTTCACCCCCAAAATAGTCATTCCGCGTTCGTACGCTACTCCCGCGTTACCATTGCGCGTACCCATCTGAATGGCATAGTAATGAGTTCCTGCCGGGGGAGTATCAAGTAATAGACATGAACCTGTCCCTGTAGTATTAATATAAAATGAGAGACTCGATGACGACAGAGTGGTACCTGAACCGCAATAACATATTGCGCTGGTAGCGGCGATTGATCCGTTGGTATATCTAACCAGCCTTGCAAGTGGTGCATCATTTACAAATGATGCAGATATATTCCCAGACGCAAACGCACTCACCGACACAGAGTGTTCCAAACCGGAAGTGACGTAATATGCTGGGGAAAGAAGTACATCAGCCCATGATCCGTTCAGGCCTTGGGGGCTTGCTGTTACCGCGCTCCTCGGCACTGTGACCACTTCCCCTTGCAACATCAAAGTATCGATGATATTTGCGGTCCCCACCTTGATACTCGTCGCCTCAATATTGCCCCTGGCCAAGATATTCAGAAACTCTGCATATCCACTCTTCCCGATGTACCAGCCAGCAACCCCGCTTGACCAATTATCGCTTTCAATCACCTGTCCTATCATGGCGTTACTGATGTGGCCATTACCTATGATCGCCTGGGCGATAGTCCCCGTAGCGGCATAGAGTTTGTCGGCTGCAAGGCTTTCTACCTGGGCGCTGGTAATAGTGGCGGCGCCGATCACGGCCCTCTTGAGGTACAGACCTGCCTGGAGAGTGACCCCGTTGACCGTCTGGGGCGAAGTCAGGTAAAAGAACGGGGCTCCGTCTGCTGCTGTTGGGTCGGTGGCTACCGGGGCAAAGGTGATCTTGTCCGCTACCACCTCGAACTCTGATGTGGCTCCATCGTTCATTAGTCCGATTCCAATGACTCGCCCGTTGACATCGAGCTTGATGGTGTACTGTGCTTGGATGCCGTTGAGGCTAGTCTGCTGCGTCTGGATAGTGGCGGTATGACCGTCAACTGTAGTCTCTAATGTGGTTACTGACTGAGCTATGGCGCCTTCTGCTGTGACCCTTGCCATCTGTTCGTCAATTATGGCTGCAGCGTTATCATTGACCTTGGCGGCCAACAACAGGCGCGCAGTTGCCTCGGCCTGGATATCGTCGGCATTACTTGAAATATTGAATTGAGCGGTTGCAAGGTTGGCGTCGTTGACCCTTGACAGGTCTCGGGTGGTATTGCTCAATAAGGCCATCCACATAAGCCCTTCCGGGACGTTCGTGGTAAAGGCCAGGGTATTGTCGGCTTCAGGACCCAGAATAGCGGCTACTTCCTGGGCCTTGGCGTCCACATAAGCGGTTGATGCCTTCAGACTGATGGAATTGCCCAGCTGGGTGATATTTGATTCAGCGTCAGTGATCCGGGAATCGTGGATATTCAACTCGCTAACGTTGCTCTGAATCTGGCCTTCCTGTGCATTAAGGTTGTATTCTGCACTGGATATCCGGGCTTCAATATCCGTGGTAATGGCGGCTGTAGCCTTGAGGGTGATCTGTCCGGTAGTCGGGTCGATGTCCACCGTGGCGTCGGATATGGCTTTCAGTCTGACAAGATCGGTCAGAAAACCATTTAGGTCTGAGATGGAACCCAAAATGGCGATAGATAATGCTTCCAGTTGAGCATCAAGTCCGTTTGGGGCGGTTATGTACTGGATAGGGTCCAACAGAGAGGCGTGCAATTGATCGGCTATGAGTTGTCCGGTCAGGACTTGCAATAAATATGTTGGGTCGTTTGCTGTTGTGGCAGATGTCCCGGCCACGGCATTGAACGGTCCTGCAATATTTGATACGGAAACGGCACGTATCCAATAGTAATACGTCGTTGCCAGGGAGGCATCGGAAGGCGCGTCAGTATATACGATTGCGGTTGTAGCGCCTATTTTAACCGCCGTGCCGAAGTTATTGGTCTGTGATCTGAATATCTCGTAATATGCGAGTTTCATGGGGTTGTAGGCTAATGTGTCCCATGAAAGCACTATCGTCCTGAACGCCCCTACTGCCGTGAAGTTCTGGACTGCGGGCGGAATAGATCCGTCGTACAGTGGACCATTCGGCTTGAAGTTGTTATTGATCAGCCCTGTGCCGATCATGTCAGCCGCGGAAACCACCCCGCCGTTCTTGTCCAACGTCGAGAAGAAGTTTCTCAAGTTGTTCAAAGCGGTGATCACGTCCCTATCTGACTGCCCGGACGGAATTACCGGTGATGGAGTCTTGACGATGCTCATTGATAGAATTCCATGATATCGGAAGCCAGATACACGACAGACGCCCCCTTGGTCCCGTAAACCCTGACTTCGGCGGCGTCGATCATTGAGTTAGCCACAGGGAGCCGTTGCGGAGCGCTAGATGTGACCGTGACCGTTATGGTCTGGGGGGCAGCGGCTCCGGTGGAATCAACCAGGTCGGGATAGATGACATCTATGGTTACGGGGTAAGCAGTTGCTAGTACCTTGATGGCCGTGAACATGGTGAGCTTGAAAATCTCCCGGCGCGATTTGTTGTCCATCGTCCTTGCTGTCGATGAGGTTGCAAAGGATACGATGTTGACGCCTACTTGGAGATACAGGATACCGGTCTTAGGATCTCGGTAACCAGCTGTAGCATAGAAATCCAGATCCACAAAATTGAGTGTTGAAGGGTCGAAGATGAACCCGGCTTGTTTGCTGCCAGTATCGTAGAAACCGACGTACATCCCTTCCCACATGTAACCAGAGATGCTGTCCGGCTTGTACGCGGTCCATTCGGTCCTGGAGAAAAGTTTCTCCGTCATTACTTCGTTCTTGCCCGGGCCTATGGCGACAAGACCTTCAGGAGAAGAGTAGGCAAAGTAATTGCCCATATCAACTACACTGAGCTTGGATGTGCAGGCCAGCCCAACGGTGATTTTTTCCGGGACTGAGTTGCCGGGATCGGTAAACGTGACCGCCTCGGGTACGCCAGTGGTCAGGGCGACTACAGTTGTGCCCCAGCCGACCAGAGCAACAATGTCACGCTCGGTGGTTTTCTGGTAACGCACTGGCCAAGCGTGGGGGAAGCCCGGAACGGACAGACAAAGGGCGTTTCCGACATAACAAGCCATTCCAGCATTCGGAAGTTCGATCAGCCCGGTAACTCCAGACGGGGCGCCGTCCCATTCGGCAGACTGAAGGATTTCCCCGAGAGCAGCGGAATCAACGGTATCATCCGGCATACCTGAGAGGTTGGCTACGGCTGTTTCGTAAACAAGCTGGTACTGCTCGTTGTTACTGGCATCCTGGTTTACCCGGTAAACTCTGACAGCGGCCAGGTTATAAGCACCTGACGGAATCGTTTCCGACGTGCTGATGGTCACATGCTGGCCGGGGGCCCACACGACCTTGTTGGAGATATTGGCGCATGGCGGGCCTTCGTCACCATAGGAATTGACGTAGGTAAAGGTATAGAACCGGGTCTCTTCCAGTGTTGGGTCGTTGTTGGTTATGGTCCCCGCTACGGCGCATACCAACGGCAGGATTGGTGCCGGAGGGGATGGGAGATAGTAGTTTTCTGGGTAATTTGTGCCTCCGGACAGGGCGATAGACAAATCCGTCACCTTGAGCACGCCGTTCTCGGTGAAGTACACCCGTTTCCAGGCATCATTGGAGACAGGGGTAAGAACCGCGTCAACGTCCGTAATCCAGGCGAACCAATATTGATCCTGGTACAGGAAGATGGATTTCAACGTACCGGTCTTCGTGGGCGTGGCTTTGGTTTCGTCTATTCCGATAGGCATTACCCCACCATGGTCGAAACGGCAGTTTTTAGCCACCTGACCTTTGCCGGCCGGAATCAGCCTCGGGTCGAAGATCCTGGGAACGATCCCCCCGAATTTGTCATACGTGAGCAGCATTATTGCCCCTCGCTGTAGACCTTGGCGGCGGCCTGTATCTTCACTCCAAGGTTCTGATAGAACTTGTTGAGATGCTTATCCGCTTTCGCCTGCGCTCCCGGGATGGTGGTAGTTTCGTTGAGCGCCCGGTAGATCATGTAATCGACAGCTGCCACCTCGTATTGATCGGGCAAGGGGAAATCACTGTTCGCGGCGTCAGTAGCCTTGGCCGGATACAGCGAACCGATAGCCTCGATCTTTTGTGTAGGAGTAGCCGGCTGGGGCGGAAACACGTCGAAATAAAGCGGGTCCCGGTCGTCGGTAATGACGTGCCGCACTTCATCGGCAGTCGGCCATGTCTGCCAGTCCGGTAACACTTCGTCCAGTATCTCTCTTGCTATCGGGGTGATGGCGCGCCCTGGTATGGTTCCGGTGCCCATATTCCGCTTGGCATTGATCAGCAGGTTCCAGCCGGCAGGTAAAGACTGCCGTGTCCCTGCGACCATCGTTATGTTGGCAGCTGTAGTGTTGGCCTCGGGTTTGATGTCGACGATTTCCCGCACCGCATAATTGAGGTAGATGAGCAGGGTTGCCGCCGGCCAGGTAACGGCGGTAATGTCCTGCAACTGCCGGGATGCCGTAGCGATAGGAACGGAGCATTTCATATGAAGTTTCTCCTGCTGGTCCTGCGTTGTGGGAGAGGTTCAGACCTGAGATTTAGGATGGTGTCCACTTCGGCACTGATGAAGGCGGCAAAATCACCATCGGCCTGAACGACGCCGAGGCCTTTGGCTATTACCCTCGGGACACCCTGGAAAAACGCCTGGTCGAACATGCCATTGAAAGGAACATTGACATCTACAGTCTGGGCATTGACAACCTGCGTCGGGCCGGTGATCAGGTCGGGCAGGGCATAGTAGCGGCCAACGATGTTGACGCTGGTAATGCCCGTGTCAAGCGCTGGGTAGAAAATGATCTGCTGGCCAAGAAGTTCGTACGCATGAGGAGAGTGAGCGGTTTTCCCATGGTAATGAGACCGGTGATGTTGCAGCGGTTCGATGTCGTGGCGCCGGGCTGCGTCAAAAGGCTTTTCTGCCAGAGACACGAAACCATCGGGCAGGTTGTATGTCTGAATTGAAGGCGTTACCGTCAGAGACATCTCATCGGTTCTCACCAGATCGCTGCGACGGCTTATCATGTGCCGGGTGATCATGGACGAGACGTAGTTGATGGCCTGGTATATGGTGGTTCCGGTCGGCTTGGTATCTACCAGCCGGGGAAGGGTATCGAGGATTAACTGCGAGACGGTCGCCATGTGTATTGTCCTCTATTTCAGCTTGTTAATGATCAGGTCGAGCTTGTTTTCAATGGAATTGAACCGTTCCTTGATGGCGTCGTGGCTCCGGGTACAGGAATCGTCCCAGACAACACCGTCCTTCATGCGCTGCATGTCCTCTTCGATTTTCTTGATTCTTCCGTTGAAGCCGAGCCAGTAGAATATTGCTGCGATAAGCCCGCCTCCTGCTCCTCCTGCACCCAGATGTTCGGGCTCTATTGCCATTTCATTCCTCCCGGCATATTCAGTATCCAGCACAGGGGGCCGCTCGGACCCCCTCCACTTCACATTGAATAATAGCTATTTTGCTGTCTGAGTCGGGCTTGTGACCGTGCCTCCTTGGATAGGCACGTTGCCTTGGATTTCAGGGGAAACGTCCACTGTTTTGGGCATGGTCGCTGTGGCCGTATCTCTATCCCCGCAGATGTACGTATAGCTTGACGTACATCCGGCCATAACTACCGAAATCAGCATTATGACCAGCGCCCTCATTGCGTGGTCACCTGGATTTTTGCCAAAGCGTCAGTGAACGGGGTCAAGTCCAGGGGTTTCCCGCCATAGACAATAATCAGGCTATTGATCGGCTGGATCTCTTGCACAATCCCCGAGAGCAGGGTGGATAGCTGCGCACCATTGGGGGCCGTGTTGGCAGTCTGGGCCAAGGCAACAAGGTCGGAAGCGGTCGCCAAGGTTACCCGGGCGGCGGCAATGCCTTTCTGGGCAGCAGCGCAATCCTTGGGAGACGAGACGCAGACTCCGGCCACGGCCAGCGGGCCAGTGGTGTTCACCAGTACGGTAGCGACGGAAATGGCGTTCTGGGCGGCGGTCAGACCATTGGATACGTCAGCCTTGGCGCCAGGTGTCAGGCTTGTAGTTGTGGCGCAACCGTTAAGGCAGAGGAGCGCCAGTGAGACCAGGGACAGCAGGAGCAGTTTTTTCATTGGGTGATACCTCCTTTTGGGGTTCCTGAATGGCGGCCGGGGCCGCTTGATATGTTGAAGATGTAGACTTTTCAAGCATGTATTTTGCCAGAGCAGAATCGGTGATATTGTCCGAGTTGGCGGTAATGCCAAGCGTCACGTCTTTGGTGCTCTTGTCCACCCTCAGGCACTTCCACAGGTTTTTGAAAAACAAGACAAGGGCATGCTCCCAGCCGTTCGACTCGTTGGGCAGAAACGGCATTACAGCGTTGCCGATCACGTAGACCAGGAACAGGCCGAGGGTGATGTATGCCTGATACTGAGGCGGCACGATGGATGTGACTAATGCGGTTACGTCAATTTGCATGTTGGGCTCCTTCCCGTTGATTCAGACAGGCAATGTACCCGTCGATGTAGTGGTCCTGCACTTCGATGAGCCGGCGGTCTCCGTCGCAGAGAATTACCGGTTCGCAGTCGTGCTTGTAGAGGATGCGGGGCATCATCGGTACCGGGTCGTCGTCGCGGATGATCCGGATATGGTTTAGGGTCGGGGTCGTGCCCCATTTGGTGTAGACTCGAGGACAACCGAAAGTGATCAGTTCGCAACCGATGATTTCAGCCAGCAGGACGGCTATGGCACCGCCGAGGGAATGACCGGTCAGCACCACGCGCCGGTCTTTTGCAATGTGGTTCAGAATGCCGGCAGCAAGCAGCTTTTTGGTGGAGTTGGTGAATCCGCCATGCGCCCAATGGCCTTCAACAGTCTTCTCGGGGATAGTTTCCAGATCTCGGATGGCGTTCTCGATGTTAGCGGTTCCCCGAATGGCGATCAGCACCATCTCGTCGGTCTCCTGCACGGTGTAGCGCAGGTCCCCTACCTCGAAACCGGGTACGTCGTCCTGATAGGACTGGCGGCACGCTTTGGCGCAGATGTCTACGAGAGTTCCCATCAATCACCCCGTTAATGCGAAGATCCTGCAACCTTTTTCAGCGAATCCAGTTCGTGGACAGCGCGCACCACGTTGTTCTTGATGCGGAAGGTCCATGACTTGAAATATTGGTCGAACTTCTCGGGGCTCTTCTCTACAAGCAACTGATACCGACCGAAACGCAGGCCAATCCAGCAGACATAAAACTCAACCGGGTTGACCTTGGCCTTGGCCGCCCAAGTGGCCGGGCCGAGTACTCCGTCAATGGGGATATCGGCTTGCGGATAGTTGGCGAGGTTGATGGCCTTCTGAATGCGTCGGGCGGCGGTACCTACCCCCTCGTTGACCGCGCTGTCGAATATCTCGTTGGCCGTGATCTGGGAGGGTTCCTTGTTGAGCCCTAGAGGGTTCCAGTAATCCCGCTCGTAGATCGCCGCAGCCTTCTCGATGGTCAGGTCTTTGATCTCCTGGGTGCTCATGTGCGGGTAGGCCTTCTGGCTGATGCCGAAGTTCGTTGGGCCGCCGCTGTCCACCGTGTAGCCCCCCTCGTTGCCGAAGGTCTCTTTAAGTGCGTCGGTGATGGTAGCGGCATAGACCGCCTCGCAGGAGCAGAGAGCAAACAGAATAACGGCCAACAGTACCAGTTTCATTTACGCCTCCAGTTCTTCCAGGCGCTTGGACAGTGAATCGATCACCCACTGGCGCCGGGTCTCGGAATTGCTTTCAATCTGGCCGAGTTCATTCAGTAGCTTGATGTCGTTGCACTTCTTGATGGCCGACTTGACCTGGGGGGCGTTCTTCATGGTCAGAAATTTCTCTTTGGTCAGGGCATCGGCATCGGGATTGTCATTGGCATCGGGCTTGAGCTGTGCCGTTTTGCTTTTCTTCTCGTACTGGCGATACAGTCCGCCGGGGATACGGAGGAAGTAGGCCGAATGGGAGGCGGAAATCACCTCGCATATCTGGGCCTCTTCGTCGCCGCCACTCAGGTGCGGCCGGGAAGTAAACACGTAATCCATCTTTTCGACCGATACTATGGTCGGCCCTTCACGCTTGATCAGGCATTCGATTAACATCCTTGTTTCTCCTTTTCGATGAGGTAGGGGAGAGCCGAAGCCCTCCCCTTTGCTTAATTCGACGGGCCGAACAGCAGATATCCGCTGAGCGACCGTTTTCCGGTCCCGGTCTTCGTCCAGCCGAACCGAATCCACTGGAACTGATCGATCATGGTAAATCCCGTGGACGTGGTGGCCGAAATGGCAGTACCGTTCTGGTCCTTGGCGGTTACCCACGGGCCGGTTGCGGAGTAGCCCCACTGGACAATCGCCGTGCCGGGCAGGTTCGCCAACTGATCGGTCGCATTGGTCGAATACCCGACAAAGGAAATCGACCGTCTGGAGTAGGCGTCAACCTTGATCGCGGCAGAGTAACGGGCGGTCGAAGCGTACCCGGTGTACTGATTGAACACCTGGGCAGCGTAAATCTCGGTCGGGGACCGCGGGGCGGCGAAAGCCGGAGATCCGACTACCACAAGGGTCATAATGACCAGGAGAGAAACGAGGAAAGACTTCATAATGGTTCTCCTTTCGAGAGAGATGGTTGCGTTCTAGTCCGCGTTGCTGGCGCGGTACGAGCCGACTATGGTGAGCGTTCCGGCTTGGGAGGCGTTCGGAGCAGCCACGACCAGGGCGCCGATGTACCGGTCGTAAGCAACGGGGGCCAAGCGCAGACCGTCAACCACACTGGCGCGTGCAACGCCGCCGGCCTGGCAGATGGTGGATGCGGTGATGAAGTTGGTGGATGCAACCATAGCGGCCAGAGTGGCATCCAGCACACCGACGGTCAGGTTCATTGCCGCACCTGTGTCCAGGTCGTCAGCAGCGACGAACAGGTCAACCGGCACATGACCGGCGGGCAGGACAAAACCGACGAGGGTGTCATTGATCGCCACATCGGCGGCAAGTACGAACTTGGCCTCCACGGTAACGGTTTCTGCCTCGCTGGTAGCGGTAGGGGCCGGCGCGTTGCCTGCACCCGGAGGGTACGTGGTGTAAGACGCACCTGCTCCGGCGGTTACGCCCTGGCACTTATCGGAAAGACGAATCTTGGACATGGTATATTTCCTCCATATTTGGAATGGGTTGCGGGGGGATCGCTCCCCCCTGGTTGGTTACACAGCCTTGGCGTAGGTATCGATTGCCATGACCCCGAAGTCCAGACCGTTGAACGAGACCTTCTTCACACCGACCATCGTGTTGGTGTAGATCTCGATCCGGTTGCCGGCATCTTCTTCCTCTTCACGCCAGCCGAAGCGGAGGTCTTTACCGGGGGATCCGAAAGCGATCACACCAGCCTGAATGCCGCAGAAGAGCGCACGGGCTGCCGGCAGGTCGCCGGTTGCGCCGTAGTCGCTGAACTGGATGAGGTTCTGGTGCTTGTGGATTACGACATCGTTATGGATGCCCATGGCCCCGGTGATGAAGTTGGACTTGTTGCCCAGAGCGGTCGCAAGGGCCTTCTGGATGTCTGCCCAGCCGTTGGCATCGGTCCCGGTCCGCAGGTTGTAGGCCTGGGTCGGGTTGATCAGGCAGAGGAAACGCTTCTCGCCTTCGATCTCGGCTGGCTGGATCTGGGGTACGCCCTGCACGCCGCCGCCCATCAGTTCGGCACGGGCAACGCAACGGTCGATAGCGTCCAGGGAGAACTTGTCCGTGTTGGCTATCGTCGCCTTGCTGGTTGCCGTACCGCCATAGATGAGGTGGGTGGTATCGGGAGCGGTAAAGCTGTTGTTGGCGTACCCGGTGAAGGTGGTGTCCTCGATGAAGTCCGAGTTCACACCGCGGGCTCCGGACAGGTACATGAAGATGGTCTCGTCGAACACCCGAGCCCACCAATCGATGGACCGCGCCTTGGCGATCTTCCGCAGGTCGTGCAGGGTCCGCTTGCGGGTCATGCGGCCACCGCAGTCGGCACCGCCGCGCAGCTGGTCAATGTAGATGTTGTCGGTGTAGAAATTCAGCTTCTCGGCTTTGCCCTTGATCGGGTCATCGCCCTGCACCGGCTTCATCTTCAACTGCATGGACAGATCGTAGGTGATCTGTTCGCCGCTGTCCGCCTCCAGGTCGGTCAGCCTCCACAGTGGACGGGTCGGAACTTCGCCCGACGCCATGAACTTGTTCGTCCAGTACCCTTTACGCCCGACATCGACCGCGAGGTTCCCGGAGTACCTCTTGACGGCCTTGGCGTCGTTGAGACCGATTATGGTCTGTGCCATGGTGTGTCTCCTTCTTTGACCGTCCTTGGTCGATGGTGGAATATGGGGCAAAGCCCCTGAAAACTACGGTAATCGGTACTGCTTTTCGTGCGCTATCGGGATAACCAGGTCAGCCTGTATCCTGAGGACCGCCGCCCGGCCGGCCTTTTCGACCAGCGTTATCTCGATGTGCTTGCAATCGGTCGCGGCTTCGGTCATGTCGAAGATCAGCCGGTCTCCGACGTTGATCACCTTGATCAGATTTCCCTTGCGTGGGTCTCCCATTACGCCCTCTTCTCGTACTCGGCCCGCTGTTCCGGACTAAGCCGTTCAAGAGCTCTTTCGTAGGCTTCCCCGGTCAGGCGGTCCAGAGCGGCAAACGGGTCGCCTGCCACTTCGGCCGCAGACTTCGGCACAGTGGCCAGGGTTTTGATGTCGGGACGGCCGGCAGGCGGTTTCGGCTCGGGAGCCTTGGGCTTTTCCGGCGTAGCCGCTGCCGCCTTCTTACCCGGCAGCGGCAGGTTGAATGCCTGTCTGACTGCCCTATCCGCCTCAACAAGGATTTGCATGTCGGACTTGGAGGCGTTCTTCGGGTCGGAGTTCAACCGCTTTACCTGCTGCGACAGCGCCCCGAAGAGAGCTTCCGACCGGACGGTGAAGGTCTTGCCGTCCGCCTCCATCTCCTTGTACTCGGGACGGGCCGCGATAAATGCCGACTGGCTCTTTTTCCAGGACAGGTCTTCTTTGGCTACGTCGCGCTGCTGAAACTGGAACTGAATCACCTCGCGGTTTACGGAATCGCGCTCTTTGGCGATCTCCCGGTTGAGCTTGTTCAGGTCTGACCGTGTGAACGGCGTACCGTCGGCTTTCTCCCCGGCGTCGAACCACTTCTCGGCCTCGTCCAGTTGTGTATCCAGAGCATCGAGCTTTTCCTGCAGTTCTTCCGGCACCTCGTTGGAGAGAGGTACTTCGGAATCTGATACGACAGGGCGCCAGGCCAGCAGGTCTTCGTCGGTCGGAAGTTCTTCAGGGGTTGATGCAGTGCCCGGCTGTTCTTCCGTGCCGGATGCCGCCCCTGCGTCTCCCTCTGCCGGCGTTTCGGTTGCCCCCGCTGCCTGCTCGGTGGCATCCTTGATAGCTTTGTTCTTCTCGGCATCTTCGGTATCCACCGCAGCGATGGCGGCAAGTTCCTCTTCCGAGAATTCCTCACCAGAATCTTCCCCATCGTCGGCAAGGTGTCCCTGTTCCCCTTCTCCGGTCATGAGCACGCCTTCGCGCTCCTCCTGAGAAAGTCCTTCCCACTCGTCTTCGGAAATGTTGTCGGGACGGACAATTACACCGCCTCCCCCGCCGCCTTCTGCGTTGTCAAAGAGCATTGCAACTGCCAGAAATTTGAGAATTCCTCTCTTCATCCTTTACACCCTCCTTAGATGTTTTTTCCTTCGCCGAGGTCGATCATGGCCTGGGCCTCTTCACGGCGCTTTTCGCTCTCTTCGAGCTTGCTCTTGGCCAGCTTCTGGACCTTTGCAAGCCGTTCGGGGTCGGCATGAACCGCTTTCGCCCTGGCAACGGCGCGAAGGTCTTCTTCGCATTCCCAATCGTGGTCGCAGCATTCAACTGGACCATTGGCCGCCGTGCCTTTCCGTTTCCGTCTCTTCTCCCCTACGACTCGCGCCATGACGGCCCCCTTACCCTATGATGTGGACGCCCGCAATCGCACGGGCAGCTTTGAACCGTTCCGGGTTCTGCCTGATCTCCTGGGCCTCGGCCAGAATAGCAAGGTCGCGCTCGGCCTGTGTCATGGAACGAGCTTCTGTTACAGGAGGATTGAGGTCTTCGTCGGCAAACTCCTCGGGTTCTTCTTCGTGGTTGATATCGACAACCGATGTATCCGCCGTCGTGGCTGCTGTTTCTGCAACAGGCGTAGCTTCTGCCGGGGCTTCCGGTGCAGCAGGATAGCCAGCAGCAGCTTCGGTCGCGGAAACATTCCCATTTTGAAGAGGGACACCAACAGCCGTCTCGGTGATTGGCTCTTCCAGATCAGCCAAACGCTTGGCAACGGCATCCATTACGGCAGCGCTCGGGTGCAGATAGACTTTAAGTGCCTCAACGTCGTCGCAGACTTCAATGGCCTTGATGATCTCCTCTTCCGATGCCCCTACCCCTGCCTGGTTGTTTTGCTCTTCACTCATTGCGGTAATCCTCCCTGTCCTGAAATTTGTTGTGGCATGACTTGTGGTTGTTTCTGACCGACCTTCGGCAGATGGTCGTCACCGATCACGTCGGCCTCTTCGATGATGGTGTCAGCCGCTCCTACCAATTCAGGTGCTAAACTGACCATGCCGGCGGACTCCAGCGCCTTGATGAACTGCGTGACGCGCTTCAACGAGGCTTCCATGGAGTTGAGCAGAGCCTTGGTCTGCTTCGCCTGGGCGTCCGCTTCCTTAACGGCGATGGTAGCTTCCTTCTCGCGCATGGTCAGTTGCAACATTTCGTCCTGGATGCCCTTGACCTTTGCCATTTCCGCCTGTTTGGCCTGCATGGCTTGCTGCTTGGCCGCTTTCTCTTCCGGGCTCATTTCGTCGTCAGGGGCGGACTGACCATTGATCTGGCGGATACGAGCGACGATCTCATCCTTGCCGTTCAGGTCGTCGTAGAGGTCCACAACCATATCCAGGAGTTTCAAACCGACTTCCGGAGGCATCTTGGTGATCATCTCGCTCATCATGTCACGGGCGGCAATCCGCATGGTCTCGCGGTAATCCTGCTTGCCTACGATGAAATCAGCCTTCGACCGAAGGATGGAGTTCTCGATCTCCCCGGTCTCCGGATTCCGCTTGTTGATCTCCATGAACTCGTCAACTCGCTGGTCGCCGGTAATGCGGAATTCCTTCTGCTGGTCGTAGTACTGCTCGATGTTCGACAGCCGGATCTCACCGGCAAGTTGGAAGGCGTAGTAGTAATTGTCGAAGATGGGCCCGGCCGTCATGCTGCCCTGGTTGTGCAGGGCATTGATGGCCTTGCCGGAAAGGTCGCGCTGGCTCTGCCCCTGCATCTCTGCCTGAACGCCGGTAATGTTGTGGATGAACCGCTCGGAGTCGCGGGCCATTTCCAAGTGCTCTTTGGAGAGCACCATGTTGTCGATGATCTTGATTGCCCCGCTGGACATGGCGCCCTTGTTGACGATGGCCAGACAGTCGGGACGGTTGAACTCATCAAGGAAGGCTGCCGGGTTGTTCACGGCGCCGTCTTCCATGATCACCTTGGAGGCGGTCAGCATGAACAGGGACTTGTTGCGGCGCTTGTTGAGATCGTCCTGAGGAGACCGGATATCGCGGATAACCCCGTAGGGCATGCCGTCGCGCTTGAACCGGTAGCAGAAGATCGGGATGAACGGGAAACGGTTGTGGTTGTAGGGGGTGAGCACGTCCTGCAGATAGGTCGCCCCAGCCCACATGGCGCACCTGACGACCATCTTCTTGGCGTCGTACAGCGTGGCATAGCGCCCCTGGACCAGATACCGGTGCGCCTCATCCTCAGGTCGGAAGATTGAACCGTGCAGGGCTCCGTAGGGGGTATCGTCGCCGCGCATCTGGATAATCCTGACCTGCTGGGGAACGCGGTACCACATTTCACAGAGCTTGATCCGCTCGCGAAGGCCATCATAGGCGCCACCCAGGAGAGCATCGAAATCCGCCTCAACGTCGAACTCGCTGGCGTTGTCCTGGATAACCACATCATCCGGCAGGTAGGGATAGAGACTGTTGACACCGCTGGCAAGAACCTCCAGAACTTCTTTACGTTCCGGGAACATGTTGGTCGCCACATCCAGGTCAACCCACTTCTCGCGCAGGACATAGCGCCAGTCCGACATATCCGGCTCACGGCCAAGGTTGTCGAACCACATGTTGCGCCAGTCTTCATGCCGGCAGTACAGGGGCTCTTCGTCCTCGTCGGACCTTACACCCTCTTCCAGCCACCCTACCCCGGCCTTGACGGCATCGGCAAACGCGGCAGACCGGGCATACTCCCCGTGGTTTACGTCCTCGACGTACTTGATGACCTTGTTCTTGGCCTTGGCGCCCGAGGCGTCCATCTTCTTGCGCGGTTTGATGGAGTAGTCGATCCGGGAAGCCTTCTCGACCCCCAGGAGGTAGTTGAGCGTGTTTTTGGTGACGTTGAAGTAGTTGGCGGGCTGGCCGCGCTCGTCCAGAACGGCCAGGTCTTCGGCGTCCAGTTGGATGCCGTCGTAGTAGTCTTCGTCGATTGCCATCTGCTCCCGGTTTGAAGCATGGGCAATGCGGGCTTGCCGGCGGTAGCGCAGCAGGTCCTTGAACCGTTCCTGGTATTTATCGGAGTCCAGCTTATCGACCTGTTCAGGCGTGGCGTCCTTGAGTGCGGGCACGTCATCCTTACCCTTCCGCGCCTCGTACGGAATGCCGACCTGCGTCGTCTTGCCTTGTCCTTCGATGACCAGGGCCATTTCAGTCCTTTTTGTGCAGCACTACGGTTTGAGTGGCGTGGTACATGTTCTTCTGGGTGCCGTCGTCGCCCTTCCAGGTGATGTTCGAGATGAAGTCCATGTCGTAGGTCTGGGAGAGTGTGCGGACCTGGGCGATGACGCCCTCGATTACCTCTTCAACGGACCCGCCGCCTTGATGGACGACGTAATAGCCTGGCTGGATGTCGGTGTTTCTGAGCATGTCTGACCCCTGAAACAGAAAAAGGCCCACCGAACGCTTGTATGCGTCTGATGGGCCTCTCGTTATGCCGGTGCTACCGGGAACGGGTTTGGCAACCGGTGATGCTAGATTGTGGGAACAGGGGTCGGACTTGAACCGACGACCTCAAGGGTATGAACCTTGCGAGCTACCAACTGCTCCACCCTGCCAAAACTACTTCAACGTCTCAATCTTCTTACACGCCGCTATGCCCCCACGATTGAAATCAATGTGCAGTGCTCCGGTGAAATTACGGTCAATGATATTCTCCCCGCAGAGAATGTCAATGATTTTTTTGAAGTCTATCGGTTTTGTCTGGCGCTCAATAACTCGCAATGTGGATGTTGAACCGGTCATTAACTAGACTCCATCTGTTTTGTGTGACTAAAGTCTAACGGTTTCTGCACCAGATATCCGCGCTCTTCGTTCTTCCTGTTGTTGCGGTTGACGACCATGTGCGGGTTGATGCCGTGGGTCCGCTCTATGATCCAGAGACCGGTAACGGCAGCCTGCGCCAGGTCGCCGAGTTCTTCCGCTACCCGGTAGATGTCCGGCTCTTCCAGATAGGCTCGCTCTACCTCTTCTAGTTCGCTCTTGACCTTCTCGATCTGTTTGAGCAGACCGTTCTCATCGGCGAATTTGAGGCGGAGAAAGTTCAATCTACCACCAAATCGCTCTCACTCATCGTGATCGCCTTGTGGAACTTCTGCCCGTTGACCGAGATGGTCGCCTCGCCATGCTCAACCGAGTTCTCGCGCTCATGCTCCGGCATGTTCTTCAGGTCTTCCAGCCCGTCCTGGATGAACATGAGCAGTTGGGCAAGAGCCTGGGCCCCTACGGTCATATCGAGAATCTGGCAGCACTTGACCAGGCTGTACGCGGTGCAGAGCATGACGCCGCTGTTCTCGTTCATCTGCTCGGCCAGGATCACCGCAGCGGCATCGTCGGCCAATTGCAGCGCCGTTGCCGACCGGACGCCCCGCATAAATTGGCGCTGGTTATAGATCTTCCCGGCCAGTTTATCAAACTCCATGGAGTCCATGGTCCGCATATCCTTGTTGTCCTTCGGGTCCAGGTACTTCCACAGGCAGGAGAGCGGCACGCAGAACGACCGGCCCTTGAGTTCGTCCCGGAACAGGAACATGGCAGGCTCGTACTCTTCATGCCCGTTGCCGTCGATCTTCTTGACGTGATGGAGTTCACGCTTGAGACCACCGAGGAAATTAATGTGCGCCATTCGCCGCCTTCCTTCCCGCGACACGCTGCCGCTTCATGGCCTTCTTGGCAGCCTTGCCCAGCTTCGGATGCAGATTATGGAAACTGCCGTCATCCGCCACGGTGTAGACCTTATCCCTGATATCCTTGACCGCGGGCCGGCCGTCCATTAGCGTACCTTTGCGATAGACAAAACACCGCTTGACCTTCTCTACTACCCAGCCGTCACCGAGCTTGATATGCAGATCGTCAACCTCTTTGGCCGTGTCCTTCTCGAACTGATCTCCGGTCATTTCCTTTGCCCTCCTTTTTTTACTCTCGGTGAATTACTGAAAGTGTTTTGCCGTGAATCTGGAGACCTTTTTACTGGCGTTAAACATTTCGCCTCCATTTCGCTCCTGATCACCGCCAGCCCGGCCAGCTGCCGGCGACGGTCTACCAGCATCCTGGCCGCTGCTCCCAGACTGAGACCGGTGATGATCGCCATGAGCCAGATCATTTTGACCTCCAGGAGCCGCGGGAAACGTTACTCTTGCTACGCCAGTTGGCGGATTTATCCTCTCCCGCTGCTGGCTTCTCGTAGATCACGCAGGTCAGACCGAAGGAGTCGGCGCCATGACTTGACCAATCATGCTCCGGTCCAAGTCCGATGTTGCGGTACTCATCCTTCTTTTCGTGATACCAACCCAAAGCGTCGAGCCCAGCTTGGCAGGTCGGCGTCGTCTCATGGTCGGCATCTTCCGGAGCATTGAACCACATGGACGGAAACAATCGCCGCGCTGCCTCGATCCGGGCCGTTGCCGCTCCCTTGCCCTGGTTCGGGACTACAGTGACCTCGTAGCTAGCATCTCGGAACGCAGAGGCATAGGAAACGTCGAAAACCTTGTCCTGGGAGTCGCCGTCATGGGGAAGCCATACCTGTGCCCGGCACGGAGCATACTTTCGCCCTCTAAGCCACTCCAGATGCGTTGCGAACGGCTGGCCTACCGCCTCGTAGTAGTCGATGAAACGGATCTCCCGTCCGACAAACTGAGCAATCCACATGGTAAAGGCGTCGGCCCTCGCCCCCGTTCCGCCGATGTCGCAGATGATCCGTAGAGTCAGCAGAGGGTCGGGTGCGACGTGCCCGATACGCCTTTCCTGCCGGGCGACGGCCAGAGGTTTTGCAAAGTAGGCGCCGTCGATAACCGAAACATACCCGCCTTCCCAGATATGGTCATACTGGTCCGGCTGAGTGCGGAGGCAATCAAGGCGCTCTTGCTGCAATTCTTTTGTTAGCCAAGGGTTGTCGCGCCAGTTGGCTGTGACCACGATGGAATCTGTAGGCAATTCCTTGCCGCGAAGCATTATGTCAACGGGATCAGTTTTACGGCGGGGGTTCCACGAAAACCAGAGTTCGGAACCAGAAGCGCGGAAAGTCGGGCGGAGCAGATTGAGGGAGTGCAGCGTTGAGGCTTGGGCTTCTTCCCACCAGGCCCGTTTAAAACCTTCGAGGGACTTGATGGAATCGCTGTTGTAGTCGTTCATCCCCTTGAAGATCATCAGGCCGTCGCCAGGGGTCTCAATCACATCACGGAAGACCCTAAACCCGTCAGGCTCACCGATCCTGAAGTCTTTCAATTTTGTTTCAATCAGCAGTTTTGACGATTGGGCAAGGTCTTTCTGGACTTCACGGATGCAGACGGAGCGCATACCCTCGCCCTTATTGTCTCCTGGTTCAGCTATGCAATCCTCGATCAGTTTGCCAGCAAAGAAATGACTCTTACCACTACCTCGACCGCCACATGCGCCCTTGTAACGTGACGGCTCCAGCAGGGGAAGAAATACTTCTGCTGTTGGAATGTCAAGGATTGCCATTACCGGCTCCAGGCTTCACGATGGTGCGGCGGATCTCGGTCACAGTGATGTTGCCGCCGTGGTTCACGTCCTGTTTGTCAACATAGCCGGCATGGTTTTTAAGCCAGAAAATAGCACCGGTCGAATTGCAACCAAATAGACGTGATTCTGCAAATACCTCTACTTTCTGCTTGGCCTCTTTTATAAGGCAAAGAAACTCATCCTTTTTTTCGTAATCCCGTAGAGCTTGGGTGGTCATTCCCAACGCCAGTGCAAGCCCTGCGACCGTGTAAGGCTCAATTTGAATTCGTTTAGTCTCGATAATCTGATTTTCGCCTTCACCTTTTTTGATCTCGACGATCTGAAAGCACGATTCAAAATAATCATCAATTACCGCTTGCATCTCTTCGGGCTTGTCAAACTTTGCAGGTCTGCCACCGGGATGCTTTTGCTTCTCCTTCTCCAGCGCCGCCATAACCTCCTCAACGCTCTTCCCCTGTTCAAGAAGATCAGCACCAGGCAACGTACAGTTGATTTTCATTCCCGGCTTCTCATTTAGCCCTGTGGACGCTTTCGGATTCTTTGTGGCTACCTTCGCCCTCGCCTTCCTGGGTTCGGCCTTCTTGGGTAGCACGGCTTTGGCTGGTGCGGGTTTTTTATCCACCTTCTTGGGCGCTTTTACAGAAACAGCCGCCTTGACCTTTCCGGAGGTCTTAGCGGCTGCTGACTTTTTCGTGATAACTGGCTTTTTGGTTGTCATAACGCCATAGATTTTATTCAGCAATTTTTAACAAGTCAAGACATTTCGGAGACTTTATCGCCTGTCCTCGACGAATTAACGCATCGAAGCGTTGCCGGTGATTTTGGAACCTCCCCCCAATCATCGAAACCGGCGATGAGATTATCCAGCTTCTGCCGGGCGTCTCTGACCTGCTCTTCGGTGAACTCCTCGATCATCGGCCGCGGCTGTTCGGCTATTGCCGGCATGACGCTTGACGGTGCCAGTATAGCGGCTGCCTTTATCTCGCAGGGCATGGGAAACCACTTCTCGGTTGCGAACAGATGTTTTGCGCCCCACTCGATTTTCTGGATGGGGAAGGCTCGCAAGGCCTCGAAGTAATCGTCCTGCAGATCAGCGTCGATCTTCTTAGGCAGACCACCGGGCGCCATCATGCGCTTTGCCAGCCACACCAGCACCGTGTTGAACCGTGCCTTGTCTTCCAATCCGTTCATATAGCCCTCATCACCGATTCTCTGGCTGATTCTTCGTTTTCCCTGAGGATACGGTCACGCTCGGATTCTCTGGCAGACACACCGCTGCCTCTGTTCTTCGGGTCTTCCAGCCACTTTACCACCCAATTCAAACGATCTGCCCCGGCTCCCCCCGCAGCTTCAAAGGCTTTGGTTATCAAGTCAGGCGGATGTGTGTTGCTCATCTTCCGGATGGTCTCGATCTGACCGCCTGAGACCGTTAACCTCCCCAGGTGTTTCGACATGAGGGACTGGATTTCGGAAACGGAAAGTTTGGGTTCGGCTGCTGCTGTAGATTTTATTTCCTTTTCCCTTTCCCTTTCCTTTTCCTTTTCCCTTTCCCTTTGCGGATTATTGTCTGAGTTAAGGGGCAATATGTCGTCAATAACCTTGTTTATGTCGTCAATAACTATCCCGGAAGCATTGATCACCATGTCTCGAGTGGGTAGTACTTCCTTCCTCCTCCGGTAGGCATCGGCAACTCTATCGACAAAATGTTGGCAATAAACCAGTTTATGACGCCATAAACCCCTGTCGATTGCATCAAGGTTTGCGAGCGTGTCCATAATGTCGGTAAATACCTGTTCAGAAACGAATAATTTGGAGGCGAGATACATCAGATCAGTTTTATTCCGACAGTCCAGATAATGGCCGTTGGACTTCCCTAATTGCTCAAGCAGTTTGAACCATGCTGCGTAGCCGTCGTTGCCCCAGCGACTTTCAAGGATGTAGATGGTTTTGCGGTGTGTCGTGTCATGCGGGAAATAATCAACAACTGCTTTTCTTGGCCTCGCCATATCATTTCATCCCTTCGAGTGGGTTCAGTGGTTTAAGCGGCCTCCATTAAGTCAAACAGACTCGGCATATCCACCTCTTTCTCTGCCGCCTGCAGGTACCCGATAGCATCCCGGAAATAGTCGCTATTGAGCTCGGTCATGTAGCCCTTGCGCCCGGCCTTAATCGCCATGTATGGGACGGTACCGATACCTCCGAACGGGTCAAAGACCATTTCGCCCTTATTGCTGAACCGGTTGATAATTCGCTCCACGATGTCGAATTGCAGGGGGCAGACGTGCATCTGTAAGTTGCGCCGGACCTGTTCGCTGTTCAGGGTTCTCATCCGGTTGATGTCGTCCCATACTTCGTCGGTCCAGGACCCGGGGGCTACCACCATGAAGGTCGCCGGCAGCCGGCCATCAGAATCCAGCTTCTTTGCCAGGGCAACATGATCCTCGTAACTGTAGACCGTCTCCCGGCTGAACTCGCGGTACACGCGCTGCAGGTTGCTGGTGTCTATGCTGGCCAGCTCGTCTTTATTCACTAGCCGGTTGCCGGATGATCGCCAAAAAGCATGGGCGTCAAGCTGCCACTGAGCTCGGGTATATTCTTCTTTCGTTTTCGTCACGGTCACATCTGCATAAGCGGTTGAGGTATCGGTAGGTAACTTGCGGAATAACAGTACGTATTCAGGACAACCGACGCCCATTTTAGAGCCGTCCTTGCACTGCTCTGTCCAGCCCAGGCGGTAGGTCTGGTTATTCTCCTTCACCACGTCGGTAATGACGGTAATCATGCCGAAATACTGAAAGCCGTGATCGCGGTAGTGATTGATGCAGTCCACATGGAACGGGTCGATGGTTGGCATACCGGTACCGGTGGCATTGCCGAACATGACGCGATCTTTGACGTGGCAGGCAAACACCCGACCGGGTTTGAGAATGCGAAGCAGGTTATCGGTGAGGAAATCCATCTGGTCGAAAAACCGCTGATTATTCTCGTTATGGCCGAAATCGTTGTATGACGGGGTATATTCGTAATGGTTGCTGAACGGGATGGAGGTATGAATTAGGTCGATGCTGTTATCTGGCATCTGTGAGGTTTCCAGAACGCAGTCGTTGTTGACTGCCGTAAAGTGCTGGCCTTCTATCTTCACTCGGTTGACTCCTATCTTCCGCGCCAGTTTGTCGATCACGGATGTAGTGGATAGTCCATACTGCTTAATGATGTCGGTCATCTTGCCGACGAGGTAATCATGCTGCTTCCATTTTTTGAGCAGAGCTTCGAGGATGGCGCGTTCGCTCTCAGTATAGATGATGTGGATCTCTACTTTCTCCGTCTGGAGAAACCGATATACGCGGTGGATGGCCTGCACGAAATCGTTAAACTTGTACCCGATGCCCAGGAATATGGCCTTATGGCAATGCCGCTGGAAGTTGCAGCCTGATCCTGATATCTCAGGTTTCGTCGCGAGGTACTTGATCCGGCCATGGGAAAAGTCGATAGTCCGTTGTTCCCTGATATCCAAGTCTTGCGTCCCGTACACCTCCATCGCCTCGGGCAAGGCCTTCTTGATAGCGTGACGCTCCGCTTCCAGGTCGTGCCAGATTATGAAATGGTCGTCCGGCGCAGCGGTGATGATCTCCATCATCTTGTCAATGCGCGTGTCAATACTGTCCCGCTTCTCCCGAGCCGCTTCTTTAAGTCCTTCGGCTGCGTCCCTGAATAGCTTGGTTTGCCCGTCCTTCTCGGCAGGTCCTGCCAGGTGGTCTACCGGTACCTCATGGTAAATGACTTCCATGGGGGGCAGGTCGTAGCCTTCATCAGAATGGCCAAGGTCGGACGGCTTGGTAACGAACAGTGCCCAGGTGGAAACCCACAACCAGAACTCCTCTTCCTTGTGTTTGTAAAGCGTGAGGTTGTTCGCCTGCGTGCTGTCACGTTGAAAGAACCGCGTCAAGGCCTGCCCGGTGTCCATCGCCTCCAGATATCCGGCATAATGGATCAGTTCCTTGTACTTGTTGGGTGATGGCGTGGCCGTAGCAACGAGCTTGTACGGCACACCCTTGAACAGATCCAGGAACGTCTGGTATGTTTTGCTGCCGAATGACCTGAGCACCGATGCTTCGTCAAGGCTGGATGCTGCCGTGAACTTCTTCGGGTCAATGTCGCCGTCGCGGACGCGCTCGTAATTGGTCAGAACAATGGAATGTTCCGCAGCCGATACCTCGGCCATGTTCCGCACATAGGGCGGACCCTTCATTCCGAGTAGGTGAACAGCATCCTGCACAAACTCCTGCTTGACGCCAAGGGGGAGCACGATCAGCGCCCGGCCTTTTTCCCGCGCTGAAACGATACGGGCAAATTCAAGCTGCTGGCTGGTCTTAGCGAGGCCGAATGACTCGAACAGCGCCCGGCGCCCTCCTTTGACCGCCCATACAACCGCATCCCTCGCATGGGGCTTCATAACCGGGTTGACCTCTTCCGGCTTGATGATGAACCCGGTGTCCTTGGCTATCTCGATCTTGGATTTCAGAAATTCGATGTAATCCATTATTTCCCTTTATCCTTTTCCGCAATACGGTCCTGGATGATCTCCAGGATGTAGCGGGTCATGTAGTGGTCCTGCTCTATCGCTGCCGGGTTCTTTTCCATCCGGCGCACCATTTCGTATTGGTAGCGCTCGGCGTCTCTCAGGGTGGTGGTTCTGATTTCAGTAGCCATGGTTTTCCAAAAACGAGATTGCGGTTTTACTTCCCTGCGCGATACACGTCAGCCACCCTATGGCAGACATGCCAGCGTGCCACTCCTGCTGATTCGCTGTTGCCGTCCCGGTGAGACTCTTCATTTCCAGCGCGACACCCTTAAACGCGAAATTTGGAGGTGTGGAGAATATCAGGAAATCAGCGGCCCCCGGTTCGAGCCCGAGCATCTTCAGCATGATTCCTTCCAAAAAGCTGCACTTGCGCTCGTTTGGGATATGCAGGAACTTGTATCCCTTCCAGCGGAGCCATTGAGCTACGGTGTACTGTTCTAGACCTTCATCTGTCAGATTGATCGTGTGCCGTCCGTACTGGACAGCATGTTTAAAGGCAGAGGCGCGTTTCTTTGGCGTCGCCTTTGCGTTGGCCGCTGTTATCGCCTGATGAAGAGAGTCAGGAGTGCCAGCATACCGGCGTGTATAATCAGAAAGATCCCTCTCGGACATTCTCATATCATCGACCTGCCTTTATTCCAGATGCGCAGAATCCCGTTTTGTTTGGCTTGTTTCTTGGTAATACCCTTCGCTACTCTTCGGCAGTCCATCTCCCGGCACATCTGGGGCTTGCGGTCTTGGATGATGCAACCGTATTCTCCCAGGTAGACGCATTCCCCGTTTGGCTTATGGGCAAGCATTAACTCACCCCTAAAATGTTCGTGGGGTTCGGTTTTGTAAACTCTGAATCTGTCAGCGGGGAGTAGCCTAATAGCGTCGTTGACGCAGCAGAGAGTACAGCCGTTGCATGGGACGATCATGTCAACGCCTCCACCGGAGCCGAAACGATGCCACCGGGATATTTCGCGCAAATCTCCTTGCCGCACTCGTCGTCCCGGTGGTATCGGCGGTCCATAAACTCCGTGTTGATCTTGTCGATCTCCATAGCGGAACGGGCTTCCCTTTCGGAAATAGCGGCTGTCCCATAGTACAAACGGCGGTAATGCTCGTAATCCACGCCCATGCAGAGAGCCATGCTCGGGCCGTCAAGTTTCGTGCGATTCTGGATTACTTGAAGTTCGATGTTGGTCATGTTGCTCATACAAAAGCCCTCTCGGATTTTTGATTTTGTACTGGCGTCCATTTGGGGAAAGGCGAAATTCCCGGCCTGTTACATCCCCGGCACTCGGGGTCTGTCTGCTTTTTCAGCTTGTGGTCGCAGTTGCCGCAATGGTTGCGCTGTAGGGTTATTGGGTTTGTCATAGTCAGTACCTCTCGAATATCTCTTCCAGCTTGGCGATCTGCTTCTCGGTCAGTGGATAAGGCCCGTCGATCTTCTCTTTCATGTCGAAGATGAAATGCTCTGCCCAATCGTTTTCAATGTGGCCACGGGCAACTTGGTCAACCAGCTTGTCAATCATCAGTTTGATTCGTGGGTTGTCGTCGATCATGCTGCCCTCAACATTCTGTCCAGCGGACTCTTCACCGCCGATTTCTTTTGCATGACGTGGGTATAGATCATGGTGGTATTCACTGACTTGGCCAAATCAGCGGGATAATCATTGTTATGTCACTAAATGTTGCTTCATCTGTTCGCCAATAAACCGCGTGTATGCCGGTGGTATTGCTTCGGACAATTTGCGGAGGTCAGTTATCCATATTCGGCTCCCATACTGTGTGGTCGCACTTCGGCGGAGTCAACTCCATGTTGCTCTCAAATAGTCTGTGCCGCCGCACGTCCAGCCCAAACATTGACCCGCAAAGGGTTATCGGTGCCAACAGTGGCGACCCTACCACGTTTTCCATTACATACGGTTTGCCGCTGGCTTGCAGCACATCCCTTGTCGGCTGAATGAGGTCTTCGTACCGCTCGGCAATATCTTTGCGGCAGTTTTTGTACTTCGTAAAGTGCTGGCAGGGTGGGCTTGCGTGAATCACATCAAATTTGTGGCCGTGTTCCTTCACGTACTCCAAAGCGTTTCCTTGCACGAACTCGAATGGGTATTCCTCTTGATGGTCGATGTCCACACCGACAACATCAAAACCCGCACGGTGGTAGCCAACCCCTGCACCGCCGCTACAACAGAATAAATCTAATAATCTCAATTTGTTCATCCTCCTTACGTGTCATAACAAAACGCTGGTGACGGTCTTCGCTGCGCTCGCCGCACAGCTAAAGCCATTAAACCGACTCTGCATAGTCCAGTGGGAGAACTGCCCTTAATGCTTCAATAGCGATAATATTACCGTCACTGTTTCCGACCCGATCACCGTTGCCAAGACACGCTAGTTTTTCCAACGCCGCTTTCAATATCTGGAAGGGTTCAGCTTCCGTCATGCAGACACAAGCAGCCTTACCCTCCACACGGTTGAATATCCAGCCGTAGCTATCAGGTGAGCATGAATCGCACACATTCTGCGCCAGTTCGGAAACTTCATTCTCCAGCCGATCTACCTGCTGGCTGAGATACATAATCCTGTCTCTCGCACCACAACAGACCGCTTCATGCTCCAGAGTGTCTCTAAACAGCATCCGCACTTTGGATGCCATTTCTAGGTCAGAAAGTTTGCCGTATGTCATGTCCTCTTTTTTAACGATGTCGCCGGTCATATCCAGCCCCCTGTAATTTTTAGATATTCTCGTATGCTTTCCAGTGTGAAAATACATTCTTGCATGGCTTTCCTTTCGCTGGTTTAACCAGGACGGTGGAAGCCGCCCGGTGAGGCCTGGCGGTTCACCGCCCAAGCCGTTATGCGTAAAAACATTTGCTGCATATCGGCTCTGTCACCATCACTGAATTGCCTTGTTTGTTCTTCGCTTCATACGTCTTCACATGCCCACTTAGTTCTTGTGGAGTTTGCGCCTTGCCACATACCCCGCAATCAACCTGTTTTATACCCGCCTTGCGCTGAACTTCCGCCCATTCGTGCCAAGCTAAATATCCATCTGGCGGAAGATCACCTGGCTTGAATGTTGGAGTAATGCAGAGTATTCCGTTTTTAATTGGTATGCATGTCACTGATTCGCTCCGATCCACCCGAACGCATAACCAAACGTTCGAGCCTATTCAGGCTCAACTCAAGCCGTTAAGCTTCCTTCTCCTTCTCGTTTTCCAGTTGCATTTTGAGGTCGTTCAGATAAGCATCAGACTTCCCTTCAAGATCCTGCTGGCAGCCGATCTTGTGGTTGGTCAGGGTGTCAATAATGTCG